CAGTCCGCTGAAAAAAGTCCGCGCATTAGTTGCTCGGTAACTGCAACAACATTCCAGCCCCGTTTCCAGCTTCCACGTTTGGTCTTTTTCCATCCCACCTCCAGATCAAATCATGCTGGTTAGTGAGCTTGTACCAAGCGATCAACTTATCGTCAATCGAACTCGACTTTATTCGATTAGCGTCCGCTTCTCCCTTCGCTCTCGCAATCATTGCCGCGGCGTCCCCTTCCGCAGCTGCTACGCGAGACTTGGCGTCCGCTTGTGCCTGTGCTACCTCGTTCTGCTTCTGTAACGCCAACTGGGTAGCCTGCACTTTCATGTTGATTGCTGCTTTCACGTTATCCGGCGGTCTGGGAGCACCGATCAATCCGAACTGTTCCAACTTCACTCCAAACAACGCCATTGTATCCTGCAAACACTTTCTCGAGTTTGAAATGAAGTCCGCATTGTCCCCCATAATCTGCTCTATGTCGTACTTGCCGGCAATGTTATTCACACAGTCTCGTGCTTGATTGTGCATGAAACCATCTGAGAACTTTTCCAGATCATCACTTCTAAACTTGACATAGAACTCAGGTACCTTCTCTACCACCAACAGATAGCTAACGTTGAAGTCTGCGTTCACAATCATCGAGTCCTTGGTCGTAAACGTAATCGACTCATCCACTGGATGGCCCTCATCCTTACTTGCAGTCCATACCACTGACTGCATGTACGTAGGGTACTCAATGATTGAAGTCGAATACGGATTGTACCAAACCCTTCCCGTCTTAAGTACGAAGTCCTGTACTCCCCTCTGACTACCAGACTGGTCCACCTCGATGCCGACCATCCCGGGGCCGATTCTCGTTGTGCAGCTCACCATCACTACTAACACCACCACTACTAATACCACTATCGTTATCAATCTTCCGATCATCCGCTTTCCCTCCAGTCCAATTTAACAACCAAACCAAACCTTTGTACGTCCTAGGCAAAAACACAAACCACAACACCAGGCCAAAAATCCCACCAATGTAGGTAAAATCACTTGCCTGGTTCATTCCTTCAAAACAAAGTGAAATGAGATAACCACTCGCCACCAACAACACCATCGAAACTATTATGGTTTTAACCAAGTAACCTCCTTAGTCAGCGTTCTTCTTGTTGGGAAACTCTCGAGCTGCGATTACAAACTCGAGCGCCTCATACAACTTTGCTGGTGGTGCTGTCTTGCAGTTCAAAAGAATCCAGTACGCAACTGTCTCCGAAGCTGTAGCATCCTGCTCCACAATCGTGAACGTCATCTGTCCACGGGCTTTGGCTTTCTGCATACATACTCCATCCAACTTGATATGCTTCTGCCGAATCTCATCTGTTGTTTGTTCCGCCATCAATTTCATGCCGTCTCCAATCTAATGTAATGGTCCGCGTAACCATCGGAAAGACAAACTTGCCCCCCTCACTTCCGTAATCAAACCATCTTGATGAACTACGTTTCCAAGATACTCATCAATCAACTCGCTCTCTTGTTTAGTCTCTGCTACCAAACATAATAGCTTCCTATGTCTGAGTGGATTACGCCCAACTAAAAACTTTCTAGGTTCAATTCTCATCGTTTGTATTCCGCGAATTTCCGACACAGCTCATACAACGTTGCCGCTGTCGCTGAAAGGGATAGACTGTCATCCCCATAGATCTGTGTCAGCGATTTGATCCCTTCTGCCACAACTCTAGTTCTCTGGGAAAATGAAACTTCGTCGTAGAGAATGTTACTCAACGCCTTGGCTATGTAACTCCTGATTCCTCGCACGTCTTCCGGCGTCGCACCCCTCAGATGCTTAGCCGTCTTTTCCCAGTCCCCTGTCCGCACACACCTGAACAAAGCATTCACATCAAAGTCCGTACTCACCTCCACTCGAGCTGCTTCCTCTGGTGAGGCTCCGGACGTGTACGATTCTACCGCATTCACAATCAACCGCGGACTTGTAACGTTTGCTTCCAACAATGCGTCAGATAGATTTGCTACACTCAACTTGGATCGAACCCTTGATAAGGCTACTTTTACTAACTCTCGCACCGAAGACTCGTCTAATCCCGGCACTGTAAACTTACCAGTGCATCTAGAAACCAAAGCTTCCAGAATCTTTTCTGGTTTACTAGAACACATGATCCACACTGTCGTTCGTGGACAAAACTCAGTCATCTCCAGTAGAAGCGACTGAGCCGAGTCTGATGCTTTGTGCAACTCATCCAGAATGTAAATCCTTCGGCGCGACCCCGGATTAGGATTCAAGTCGTAACCACTCAACATAGACTCAAGTTCCTTCTTACCTGTAAACTTTGCGGCCGGAATCTTGATGATATTGAAGCTCGATTCCTTAGCGTAACATTCGTCGCAAGGCTCACCTATCAAATCCTGATGCCTACACTGTAACGACATCGCAAGGATAAGTGAGATCGTAGTCTTCCCCGCCCCTTTCTGCCCCATGAACATCCATGCCGTAGGAACACGCTTCTGCTGGAAATGGCCGCGGATTCTCTTGACTAGTTTCTCCTGCCCAATGAGCTCCGAGAACCGCTTCGGGCGGAACGATAACGCGAGAACTTGTGTCATGGTTCCTGATACCAGATCTTTCCGGTTTCGTCTTTAATGAAATCTACACGAAACGCTTCATAGCCACAACTACAGTCCTCTTCCGGTAAACCAAGAGCTCGATGAAAGAATAGGCTTCGATTACAATCACATGAAAAGTTTCCATCCTCCCAGATGAACACACCATCGTAATCACCTTCCTGGTACAATCCTTCATCATCCCAATAGGTAACGTTCTTTCCGTCACTTACTCGAGTGATACTAATCTGAACTCTCAAGTATGTAGCCATGTTCTATTGTACGGGATTCTCTTTGAGATAAGACTCAATCAAACTACCTAGGAAACTTGTCAACCGCTTCTGTGTCCCCACGGAATTGTTTGACTCAACTGCGAACCCAACCAAATCGTCCGTTCCCTCAAAATATATTCCTACAGCTTTCAAAGGTTCCAGCTTCTCAAATGGAAGTGGCTCAGTTCGAAACACAACCACTGTTCCATCAAGATGCCTAACTCTTTTGCTGACCCACTCTTCTGGCTTCAATTTGCTCCTCCACAAACTTGATCGTTTCCCCGATTGGACTGTTAGCTAGTTCCATCATCACACTGTCCGGAGTCATCCCTAAACTAAAATTATCCTCCAAACGCATAACTACTTGAACCCGATCCAAGGAATCGGCTTTAAGCTCGCTCCATAAAGTCTCGCTTCTCACCGATTCCATTGGAACGCCTAACTCAGTTGCGATCACCAACCGAATTTGATCACACAGTTCCATCTACATATCCTTGCTTGCAATCATTTGATACTGGGAGAACAACCACTCTGTCGTCAACTTGGCTGTCTCGATTGCCTTCCGTGCGTCAGCAATCAACTGTTTTCTGTTCTCCAGCGGCTGTGCGTCGTACCACATCCTCAACTCATCTGCACAACCATTCAGTGTTCCCGGATCTTGCATCACTTTGGTTACGAAGCCACCAATCAACGTTGGTAACGTAGCCAGTGAGGGCGAAGCTGGTAATACCTCTTCCAACGAACCTACTTCTTCCGACGCGATTGTTTGTTTTTCTTTCTGTACTTTCTCTGGCATCACTATCTCGCTTTCTTCAGGTTATCCACCTGACGTGCGTTGGGTTCTATATCGTCGTAGAGGAGTGGAATGTTCCTCTTGAACTCCTCCAGTAGTGGAATGGAAACCTGCTTCATCTGAGGATGTGTCTCTTTCGTCGTACGCATGATGAAAAAGTGACGCCAGTTCCTGAGATTGTAAGTCACGATGATTCTTGAAGCTAAAGCGTTTGGAAATACCGACCGTGCGATCTGTGGAGGATACCCCATCAAAAGGATGTACTTATATGCCTCCTCACAAGCGGTAATCGCGTGCTCCCACGCTGTGTAAGCTTCGCGTGCCTTACCTCCACTAATATCCGGGTGAGCCGCTAATTCTTCCGAAGAAAACCTGGGTGAACCAAAAGGATTTACAAAACTCGGCTTCATTTTCTTTTCGTAGTTCACGAATCGTGTACTCTCCTGAGTGTAGGCTCCCATCCTATGCCGCACCCACTCGTGAGTAATCCCACGGTCCACATACGCGTCCACCGACACCACAGCGTGCTCCGTCACCGACCAGTCACCGTGTTCCAACACCACGCTCTTGATAATTCGTTTCCAACTATCGTTAGTCACCGCTTCTTCTGAACGATGACTGATTCTCGAACACCATTCAACACGCCGAAGTAACTCAAACCCCATCCCGGGAGTAAACACAGCCGCATAAATATCCAATCCCGGGAGTGGCATCATCCGTGCGTAGGGCTCAACTATTTGCACTGGCTTGCCTCCAAATACTTCCTGAACTCTTCAGCTGACTTCCCGAACAACTTCGATTGACCGATGACCATCTTCACTGCTTCTGGAGCTATCTTCTCTGCCTCCATCAGGAAACTGATATTCCAAACCGCGGCAGCCAGATTGTCATCCAACTCATCACCATCAGCCAAGAACGCAACCAAGTGCTCAAACACGTGGTTCAATCGATCCATGATATAAAACGGATCGTCAATTCCTTGACGATAGTTGAGATTCATCGTGATCTTTGGGGAGTATTTCAAATGCCCACCCTTGTGCCGATTCCCCAATCTGCGAAACAGTTCTGGGGGAATATCATGGTAAAACGGCGCCTGTGACGATGATCTTGCTGTACGGCCAGTCACCACACCGTCGCTTTCCTTCTCCAGCTTTCTACGTTCACGGTTTCTTAAATCAACTGAAGCGATAAACGATTGTCCGGCACTACTAGTTCCAACAACCTGATCCGTAGTCGCATGTACTCTTGCCCAACGTGCTTTCTGCGCCTGCCGAATTGCCAGTCTTGCTTTCCTACTCAACTTACGCTTTCCCTTCATACTTTCCTCCATAGTGTGAGTTGCGTACTGCTTGCCAACCTCACTGGATGCTTGGGATTACCCAGCTTGGTACAACCCATACAAAACAAATTTCTGTTCAACAAACTCTGTACCTTTGTAATTCTCTCCGAGAACGCCGGATTAACGTTCCCCCACGCCACCATCACGTCCCTATCTCGAGGAATATTTTTCAGCACGTCATCGTTCTTAGGCCCCACTGGATTCTTAACCTTCATCAACATCTCTGGATAAGTAGAAACGTAAGCGAACAGGTTATAAACCTCGATTCCACCATAACCCCATGCGCTCGCAAACCCCATACACCGTCTTATCGTTGCATCGTTCCTGTTCTCATCCGCCTTACTTGGGTTCAACATTACCCACACCAGCTTGAAGCGACCAATATCCCAACACCGAGTAAGTATATACCTATACTTACGATGATCGTCATCGCTGAACAACGCTGTGCTATACAGAAGTTTTTTCTCGAGAGCTAACATCACTCAGTTTCCTTTTTCTTGAACTCAGACGATTCCACAAACCTCCACTTGTCCTTGTGGAAGTAAGTTTGTACTCCACACTCCAATCCCTCCACCGAACCACCACCCAACTTGTTCTTGGTATTGATCATCAGCGACTTCACACCAATCTGTACTCCATTCTGCATTACTTTACCTTTATGAATCCGGATTACTTTCACGTGTACGTGAGGATGGAAGTACAATCCACGTCCTCCCGGCATGTACTCTTTAGCGAACATCCCCGGTGAAGTCCTCAACTGGGAAACGTACACTATGATCGCGTTGACGTGAGGCGCCAGAGTCTTCCACGACTTCGTAAGCTTGTTGATAAAGAATGCACTGATTCTGGTATTCATGTTCTCATCCAGGAAACCAGCCTTCTCGTCTTTCTCTGTTGTCAGCGCTGTTGTGGAATCCAGCACCACACATAACTTTACTTTTGGCCCGTGGATTTCACGCTGGAGCCGCATCCACTTATCCATACGCTCTGCGTACTCTTCGGCAGTCTCAACCCTCGCTTCCCCTTTTGCAAACTTCTGCGTCTTCCCAAGCTTGCCGTATAGGGGCAGAAACAACGCAATCTTCTCGTATCCGATAATCTTACCGTTGTGACGAATCGCCTCACCCGGATCCAACCCATGAATCTTCACCCACCGCGGATCGAAGGATTCCTCCGCGTCTCCCCACGCCACGATCGCTCCATCCTGCTGCGCTAGTCCCGCGATCTTCGCTGCGATCAACGTCTTCCCTGAGGACTGTGGGCCGGTGAGAACGTAAGTGCGCCCACCACACATTCCCTTCTCGCGTGACCCCATCACCTGATTGAATAACGGATCCCCCAGATCCAACCACCACTTCATTGGACGCTCGAAGGTTTGATCGTACATCGAGTTCTGGATGGCGAGTACTTGTTCACCCGGAGACATGCTCTTCATGCTGTTCTTAGCCATTTATCTCTCCGAAGCTGCGGCTGAAAACTGTTTGGTAGCCAAAAACTGCCCACGGTCTGTCCACGCCTTTAACGTAGCATTCAGTTCTGCCAACTGAGCTGCAGTCTCCATCTGGGATGCGTACTGAAGAAGTTCCAATATGCGCCCAGTTGTTTCACTCCACGTGTACAACTTCTCACAGTTGTTCCCAGACTCTTTCCTGATCTCATCCGCTGTCATTCTATCCTCCAGTGAAAGTACCGGGGCGAGCCGTGTGCGTTGATGGGTGCTTGTCCATCACTAGCTCGCCCCTATCGTCCGAAGTCCAGGCCGCGATGATTTGTAGCCCCGCACCAGACCCCGTCCGAATCTCAATGCTTCTTTTTCTTCTTGGGTGCCGGCTCCTCCTCTTCCTCCTCAGACTCTTCCTCCTCTTCCTCCTCAGACTCTTCCTCCTCAACTACTTTCTTCTTTTTCTTCTTGGGAGCAGGCTCTTCCTCCTCCTCTTCCTCCTCAGACTCTTCCTCAGACTCTTCCTCTTCCTCTTCCTCTTCTTCCTCTACTGGTTTCTTCTTTTTCTTAGCCGGTTTTCTGTCCTCTTCCTCTTCGACCTCCTCCTCAGATTCTTCTTCCTCTTCTTCCCCTTCGTCGGCAGGCTTTTTCTTCTTTTTGGCCTTGGGCTTTTCGTCCTCCTCCTCTTCCTCCTCGGACTCCTCTTCTTCCTCCGACTCCTCTTCTTCCTCCTCTTCTTCTTCAGGCTCGGACTTCTTCACCTTTTTCTTCTTGGGCTTAGGCTCTTCTTCCTCTTCCTCCTCCTCAGACTCTTCTTCTTCGGATTCGGATTCTTCCTCGGATTCTTCTTCCTCTTCCTCCTCGTCGCGAGGCTTCTTGGTCTTCTTCGGCTTCTCTTCCTCTTCCTCTGCCGTAGAATCATACTCACGACCGAAGTAGAGAGCCTTCTGCTGCTCCTCACTGTACTGAAACAAGAATGACTCGAAAGGTTTCAACCGAGCCACGATTTCCTTAGGAACGTCCGTAGGTTCATCGTCCGGCACCGGAGTTCCGTAACGCGTATCGTTCCTCCCCGATCCTGTCCGCTCCAGAGTCACGTTATACCCATCCTTATGACTCACGAAATCCCGCTTCGTGTTCTGGATCAGAGATTCCATGATGTAGGAAAGAGACTTTGCGGATTTTCCCTGACTCGTGGTAAGAGTCAACGGTCCACGCCATTCCCCCGACTCATTGTCAACGATCGCCAACTGTACCACAAACGAACCGCTGGCTTCCAGTTTCTGAGCCGTAACCGTTTTCCCTTTCTTCCGAAGCTGAGGGATCTTCACGTCACACAACCAGCACTCACCATTGCCGTCGATGTCCTTACCGCAACGTGAGAACCCGTTCTTTGGGCCAATGTTCCGATGCACCCTTTGGTACATGAACACACTGGGTGAGTTGAGTTCCTTGTCCCGTGGAGTCTTCAGAATACGAAACGTTGTCTCCACGCCCGCCGGAAACGAGAATCTTCCACGCTCTTCCTTTTCTTTCTTGGCCCGTTTTGCCCTGCCCCGAAAGTCATCCTCTTCTTCCACGTGCTTCTTTTTCTTCAACATGCATCCTCCTGAGTTAGTGCATCCTGCTGTGAATGTCGAACGGAGTAGGAACGTCTGCCATTCTCTTGTACATCGCTTCCTGCTCCGCAAAATAGAACTTGATCCAAACCTTAACCAAACCTAAGAGTAACCCACGAGTCACTCCTATGAAAAACAACAATATGAACACATCTACCACCGCCATCAAACTGTATTGGAAAAACTCAAGGGGTGTCATTCTTCATCCTCCCCATCCTTATCAAACTTCGACCGTGCCTGCTCCGCTGCTTTCCTCATTCCGGCAGTTGCCATGTTTTCTTTTGCATGGCGAATCTCGTTAGCCATCTCCGAGTTTCTTATCTCGGCTACGATCTTCAGCACTGACAATCTCTGCCGGAACACTTCCACCAACCCCTGTGCCCACACCTCCTCCTCGGTTGCTCTGTCCAGAGCCGCTTGCGCTTCCTGCATCGCCGGATCAAATAGAACCCTATCCTTTGCAGCTCCTTCCGTCAACTTCTCACCGTCACCTTTTCTTTTCCGATACTTGATTCCAAGCTCGGCTTTCACCATATCCTTCTGGACGAAGGCCTTGTTCTTTTTTCGCATTTTAAGCGTCCGGTATCTTGAAGCTTCCAAGTATAGTCCCGGCTGTTCTAACGAGGCCTTCTCCAGAAGTTCTGCGTCAAAACTGATCTTCGAGATCAGCTTCCGCAAATTCACTGGCGCGTTAAAAATGTCGTCTAGTTGTCCCACTATTCCTCCAACTCTCCGGCTGACTCTTCCAACTCAACTGTAACATCGTCATCAAACTCACGGCCCGGATGCAAACCTTTAGCATACATTTCCAATGCTTTCCTCATTACCTCCAAGTCAACTATATCTTTAGGCAAATCCTTACCGTGAAACTTAACACTAAAATTTAAGTAAACCGCCATTACTGTTCCACCATATCTACCCACGCATCTTTGCCGTTACTCCACGCAGACGCATAGTAAACCTTTCCTTTATAGCGAACCTTTGCTCGCATGATCTGACCAAACATCAAGAAACTATCCGGCAGTTCATCGGATATGTCCTCCATGCTCCCAACTTCAGCCTTCCACTCTTTGGGAGTCATAACGAAATGTGTTTTGGTAGCCATGAAATATTGTACGGGAAGCTATGCGGTCATTGCCTGTATCTCTTTCTGCAATTTCAGCTGCGTTTCCTGGTTCTTCTGGCACCATTCGTTAAGAAACTCCCAGATCGTCTTGACTTTAACCCCGATATCCTTTACTTTCACACCGAATCTGAATCCAGCCGCACCTTCCGCTTTCAGTGGCACATGCCAGTCAACACCAAAATGTTCTTTTACTATTCTAATCGGCTCGCGTTCCAACAGATCCACTCCCTGTCTAAACGCAGCCCACAGACTCTTTAACGCAATCGGGAAGTATAACGCATCATGGATTTCTAACTGGGGATGCTGTAACAGACTGTAAGCTTCCGGCCTTCTTTCCAAAGCCGCGACCGACACCAGCATCATCTTGTGTGCCCCACCCTGTATGGGAGTATTCACAGCTTGATTCCCCCAGAATGCACCTTGCCATTCTCTTCCCATGAACTTCTGCTCATCCACATTGATAGGACGCCTGAAACCAAACACGTCTTCCGTATAGCCTAACTGTTCAACTCTCTTCATCTGGTTGTCTAGCCAGATTCTTACTCCCTTGTACTTCTGGAAGTACTTATCAATATAACCCTGCATCTCGTTCAACGTTACCTTTACACCCTGCGCTGCAAGGTTAGCAACCAGTCCCGGAGCTTTCAACCCATACACGATTCCAAAGTGCATCGCTTTTACTATTCGGCGGACTCTGTCATCCGTTTTGATCTTCTCGATTGACCAACCCGTCAAGGCATGACCAACCATTGAGTGGGGATCATTCTCCGGATCCATAAACATCTTGATGTATTCTTTGTCCCCGGCCTGCTCTGCGATGAATCGCAACTCCATCTGGGCAAAGTCAAATCCGAGAAATACCTTGAAGTCTTTAAACTGTTCCCAGTTGTACTCGTTAAATTGTCCCTTCTCTTTCCAACACTTATAGACTTCACGCCATCGAGGGTCGGAGATCAAGAGATTTTGCAACGCAGGGTCGCCGTGGACATTCTGCAGGTTAACCACACTCTTGTCTCCGGTTTTCTTTTCTTTTCCGCCTCCAGAAGATAGACGCCCCGTCGAAGTTCCTGTCAACCACCACTTCGTCCTCAGCCTCCCGTGATTGATATTCGCACAGGCCTCAAACCCATCTATGTAGGTTCCCTCTACCTTCTTGTCAATTCTATACTGACGAATCAAGGGAACAACTTCATGCTCCGCCGACATGGCTATCAGCGTTTCTTTTCGCGTGTTCGCTTTCCCCTCAAAAGGAAACTCGAGATCCAGTTTCTTGAATAACAGATTCTCTACCTGCTTCGGTGATCCCGGGTTGAAATCCTTGTCGCCCACCAACTTCCTGATATCCCGTTCCAGTCTAGCCACACGTATAGGCCACAGCTTCTTCACTTGCTTCAGTTGTTGATAATCAAAGAGTGGACCTTCCCTTTCCATCCGACCCAGAACGAACGCTGAATCCTTGTACAACCACATCAACGGAGGATTAACTCTGTCCTTGGTTGTGATTTCTATCCGCTTCGTGATGTCCGCGTCTGCCAGACACCGCAACCACAACTTCTTCCAAGGAACCTGACCGTAGTTGAAACCGTTTTCTTTTTTAGCCGCGTCATACAGTTTCATGAAGTTGCTAGGCTTCAACTTCTCCGGAGTCAGCTTTCGCCCCTCTAGCCACTCCACTTTGAAAGCTTCCGGAAGGATGATTTCTTTCCATCCCCCAAACTTTGGAAATCTCCGATCCCCGATGGCTTCCAGTCCGTAACCTCCACCATCTCCACCAACAGGGTTTGCGAAGTACTCGGCGTACTCAGTGTCGTAGTCGTAACCATGTGCTTCCGCGTCGAGTAATTCTCTGGCTTCCTCCACATCCGAGCTTCCATGATGAAACACCTTTCGAACTTGCACATTGGCTAAAAGCTTTTTTACGCACCTGATACTTACTCTACGAACCTGCCGCGGAATTTTCCTGACTCCCGTTGGGAAACAATACCCAACCCCGGGCTTAATAATGAACGCCCAACACAAATCCGTCTTTACACCGTCGATATAGCCATGCTCCGAGTCCACGGCTACTCGAGTACCCTTGACCGCTTTGATCGCTCTGTAGGCCTCCACAGCCGTCTTAACCGACTCCACTGGAACGTATTTCCGTGTCTTGATGTAAGAATACTTACCAACGGGCCCTTCTTGCTGCGCCACCTGCGCTGCGTCTCTCAGCGTACGCCGGAAGATTTTAAGCCTGTCGGATGGAACGTTCTGCTGTCCCTTTCCACCGTAACCTGATCTGAGGAAATACGAAGGATGATCTAAGAGGAAAACCGAACCCTTGAGCTTGGGAGAATAGAAAACCTTTCTTGCTTTCTTGTACTCGACTCCGAGAAGAGCCTTATGTGCCACCGCTCCGAACACCAGATGTACCTTGGCTTTGGACTTCTCTATTGCTAACTGATTGAACTTCTGACAGCACTTGATCTCTACCTTTTCTGGCGACCGCATCTTCAGTGGGGGCCATTCGTAATCCTGGTAGTCTGCAGGAAAGCATCTGACCACGTTTTGAATGTCACAATCATCACGTTTTATCCCAACCGATTTCAACTCGTTCCACAACCAGTCCCCAGATGGCCCGATGAGTTCCTTTACCGCTTTGTTCTCTTGTGGCCCGGGACTCTGTGCCCACACGAAAATTTTCTTTCCCGTGACTTCTCCGAAGATAGGCTTGACACCATGCTTCCAGTTCAACTTCGATGGACAGTTATCACAACCAAACAACGACACTTTAGGTTTCGCACTAATACTTTGTTTCTTACCCGACTCGCTGGCTTCGTCTTGTCCTTCGATCTGGAGATATTCAAAGGCCATTTATCAATCCCTCTTGCTAGGAATTACCAGTTCAATATCCCCTGTCTTTACGTAACTTGCCAAAACACGTTTTCCGGTCTTCGTCTTGGCTTTCCATATCCTCGCTTCCAACCACAACTTTTTATTCTTTTGCCCAACGTAATCGAACACCGGAACTAGCTGATCCAGTGGCCAGTCAATCTCGAAATCCTGATCTATCACCCCATCTACAAATACCCGCTCGGTAAACTTTACGTGAGCTATCTCTGAGCTCAACATAATATCTGATGTTCCCTTCCTTCCCCGTAAGCGCAGTGTCCAATCCTCACGCCGAATAGCTTGTAGGTACAACCCCAAACGTTGTAATGCCAGCGCCAGTCTCCTCGATTCCACTCTGAACAGAACCGGTTTTCTTGCACCCTCTGCTATATGGAATGCGATTGATTCATGTGGAAACTTACTAGCCTTAGCCGAAACTGGCTGCCATATCTCTCCTCCCGGAAATCTCAGCAATACCAAACCTTTCTTCCACTCAATGGATTTCATGTAACGTGAACCAAGTAGTGTCACCAGAAACAGAGGCAAAGGAACCGCTTCCGCTAACTGTTCCCCTATCTTGGAACTAGCACGATACTGTACTTTCTGATTCCTAGCCAGAACGTTTATTGTACCTTTTCCCGGATTGACATACACACAATTCAGTTCTGGAGTCAATGAGTCACCTGAGGCACAATCTCTTGCACAGTAGATCAAACCTTTAGCGTGGTCCGAAAGTTCTACGTGATTCAGAGAGTTTCCAGAGAGCTTCTCGGAGTAACCTTCCACCGCCGGCTGTGTATGGAAGACTGCTTTCCGTCTTCCATGCTTCACGATCATCGACTTACCGTTCAACGTGAACTCAAACGGAGACTTGTTTTTAAGTTCCTTGGCCACCTGCACGAAAGGCGTAAATACCTTCCTGTTCAGGTAGAAGTAACCAGCCTTGGAAACCGGCCACTCACCCGTCCCTCCCACGTCCAGAATCCCTGTAGCATCCGCAGCTAACGTCCACCGTGTCTTCCCGTTATCCAGCCTCTGCACACGATAGAATTCCGAACTGGTAATTCCCAACCGCGCCGGCACCTGCTCGAGGATTTCTAACGTTTGGAGTAACCGTTCCCGACTTACTTGCCATCCATTCATTTTGCACCTTTGACACAAATGAATTGCTTCAACCGATAAACTGGCTCTACCAGATCTGACTGAGCTGCGATTACTGCCTCGATGTCCTTGTACGCCAGTGGAGTCTCATCCAATACCGAAGCATCCTTGAGACACTCCACCCCTTCGGTTGCTTTGATGTGATCCTCAATCGTGAACGTTCTCTCCGCTTCCCTGCGACCCATTGCCCGTCCCGCTCCATGGGAACAAGTCTCAAACGAATCCGGATTTCCCAACCCTCTCACGATATAGGTTCGTGCTCCCATTGAACCGGGAATAATCCCCATATCCCCAAATCGAGCCCGCACTGCGCCCTTCCTCGTTACCATTACATTCTGATTGAAATGGTTCTCCCACGCTATGTAATTGTGATGACAATGAACGCGCTGCTCCTGATAGAGTGTTCTTCCTATTCGCTCACTAAGCATAACGAATAGGTTATCCAACATTATTTCTCTGTTTCTCCACGCAAACAGCTGAGCGAACTTTACTGCATAACAATAGTCATCAAACTCTTTTGTCTCGCGCGGAAGGAATGCCAAATCAGGGTCAGGCAACTGCACTCTCCATATCGCACATCTGTCCTTCGCCACGCGAGTGAAATAATCTCCGATTTTGTTACCCAATCCGCGCGAACCGGAATGGAGAACAAGCCAAACTCCCTCAATCATTTCATCATTCTCGGCCAACTCAATAAAATGATTTCCTGTCCCCAACGTTCCAAGGTGGTTCACAGTATTTCTAGCCTTAGCCCCCGGATGATCAGTAATTATCCTCTCATAACCTTCAGCAAATTCTCCATCCCAAATCTTCTGTACACTTTCTGGAATATCGTGCCATGCTCCTCGATCTCCCGGGCCACCGTTATTAGTACGACCATGTGGTACAACCTTTTCTATAGCCAATCTCAACTCATGTAAATCCCCAAGATCTTCCTTCGACACGCTCAACTGAACCGCCATCATCCCACAACCAATGTCCACACCTACCGCAGCTGGAACAATAGCGTCCTTGGTCGGCAGAACCGTACCAACTGTTGAACCCATACCCCAATGACAATCCGGCATCGCTGACAACCATTTGAAGATGAAAGGCAACTGAGCTGTATTCTTCAACTGCTCAATGGCCTTATCCTCAAACTTTACACCCTTACGCCATGCCTTAATAATCTTTCCATTTCCCGCATCAATCACTTCGTAATTACTTACGGCCATAGCTGTCCTCCACTCTTTCTCACTCCATCCAGAAATTCTGCCTTCACCGTGGGTTCCTTGAATACTCCCCTGATCGCTGTCGTCTTAGTGTACGCAGAATGGTTCTCCACTCCCCGAATAGACATACAGCAATGAATTGCTTCCATCACTATTCCACAGCCTAAAGGATAAAGCTCCCCCATAAACGTGTCCACCATCTCAATCGTCAGCTTCTCCTGCACTTGTGGGCGATGTGCCAATATTTCCAGTAGCCGCGGAATCTTCGACAGCCCTACCAACCGCTGTCTGGGAAGATACGCAAAGTGTGCTTTCCCTATGAACGGCAACCCATGATGAGCACAACTGGAAATGAACCGCATATCGTTAACGTAGATGATCTCGTCGTATCCCTTGTTCTTGAACGTCCTTTGTAGAACTTCTTTGGGATCCCGATCACAGCCCGAGTACAACTCCTCGTACATCTTCGCTATTCGTCTTGGCGTATCCTCGATGTGATCCTTATCAATTGAACCAGCAATATTCTTCTGGTTGAACAACTGTCTGAAAGCGTCCTCCAGATCACTATACACCGCTCCGCTCAAGCCAATGACTCCCATCGTGTCTTCCCCTTCTCCATAAATTTTTTGAGTTCCATGATATGAGTCGTGAACATTTTAGCGTTGTAAATCGAACGCTCGAAAGCTGTCGTCCTGACCTTTTGAAAGTCAAACCCTTCGGCCTCTACCCGATTCTGGATTTCTTTCTTGATCTCTTTCGGCATCTTGTCGTACGAGTTCGGAATGTTCGACTTGGTTGTGGACACGTGCAAAGGACCAACCTTTCCCGAGTTCCTGTCCACATGAAGGATACAACCATACGTCCCAACGATTGCCCACGTCGCTGAATCCACACTCGCAAACGGATAACAAAACATGATACTCAAAGCTGTCTGGGCTAACCCGTGGATTTCTACTCCGTACTTCTCCGCCTGATCAAACACAATATCGAAATACCTGCGCTGTGCATCCCATCCCGGACGCCTTGTTCTGTATCCGGCTCCACCAATACAAATCAACTTATGACCTTCATCCACGTACTTCTTGAACCAATCCAGTCCATCGTCCCCATGAAATACCGGAACCGGTTTCAACCCTCTCCTCTCAAGATCCTTTTGTACTCCGTACACTGTTGGAGCATGTGGCCTGTAATCGTAGTTGATATAGAAGTCCCAGTTCTTGTTTCCCTTCTTGCAGAACTCAACGTATGAATCAATCGTTCGCTCCCTCAACTTCTTCATCTCTTCCTGAGTGAGAGATTTCTTTCCAGCCTTGGCTATTGCTCTCAGCATCTGATGGAATGAGAATGCTCCCGAGTCCATCATGATCCTTACCCCACACTTCACTGTTTCCGCTAACCCTAACTGGATATGCTTGGAGTAGTGGGCCCCTTCCTTGCAACAGAAAGCATGACTGTAGCAGCGATACTTTACCTTTGCTCTTTTGATGAGTTGCCTGGCTTCCTCTTCGGGAGGCATTCCCTTGAGCTTACTGGTGAAACCTGACAGGTAAACGATAGGCCGTACCGCACCCTCCGGCAGTCCTTTTCCTTCAAACATTCAAGCTACCTTCTTTCGAGCTGTAACGAATGCTCTACAAACGTTTCTATCCGGGCACTCATGTCCACACTCGTTCGTAGTCTGATCGTACTTGGATTTCTTTCCGAAGCACGTCGTACCACTGCGTCTCATTCCCCGATAGCACTCCAGACAGATACCAGTGGAAGGAAAGTAGTTTCCCTCCTCCACATCCTCTGTCGAGAATACACTCGTACAGGTGAGACACTTGAAAACCTTTTTACTTTTCACCGCAGTCCCTCTTCTGGATTAGGAAACTCATACGAGAATGGGATCCACGTCAACTCCCGAGAGAGCTTGTCCAGACACGTTGGACTGGATAGAAGATGGCGGCAGTCGCTGATTGTGATTCCTTGCTGGTCTGCCAACCGTCGGAACTCCCGCGCTCGTTGTACGAACTCGTTCGTCCCTGTGTGCCACTTGGGAGTCTTTGTCTGCCAGCTGGCGGATCCAAGGAACCATTCTTGGATTTTCTTCTGGAGTCTGAACGGAGCTTTGTCGTGTAGCTTAAGCATGTTCTCAACCACCAAACAGTCGAGAAACTTTTGCTCCATTACTTTTTGGGAAGGAACTTCCAAGCCCAACGCACGCTCGAACTCGAACTCCATTCCCTGTTCTCGATAAAACTCTTCCCGATCCTGCACCGAAATCGTACTATGCTCCGATCTCCCCTGATTGGGCTTGTGCGATACGTTGCTGACGTGGTTCGCGTACTTTTGCAGATAATATGTCTCGAAGTAGTTCCACACTCCGCGATAGACAACCGTACTGAGGCAACCTTTCCTTGGATCCCAACGCTTCAGTCCTTTCGACTCAACCCAATGTAAACCGTCCAACACCAGATCCTCGATACTGATCCAACCTCTCGTGTGCGGTGGAAGCAGCCTCCACGTTTTCCATGCTGCTTTGGTGACCATGTTCAGATAGTTGAAACTTTCTAGGCGGTTGACTTCCGTTCCTATCAGACGCATGACCTTACTTTCCTCCCTTTGATTGTCGGTGGAACCCATAACCGGATATCGTTATTATAGGTGGTTGCCCGCCAACGTAGCAAGAGTTTTTTCCTCACGGAATCCGCATAAATTCATCCCTTCTGCCGTACAACTCAGCCATATCGTAGCGATGGAGCCATTCCGTCAGCCACATGAACATCCCCTGCACTGGTTTTCTTTTAAGCTGTCCTCCCGACCAAGGACCCAACACTTGCTTCGACAACTCAGGCTGACAGTGCCTCACCTCCTTTGCTGTTGGGTCCGTAATGATTTTACACAACCGATAGTTCCTGTACACCTCCGACCATCTCGCCGCCAACTCGATCTGATTTTTACGCACTACTATACTGGTGAACTTCTGCCGCACACTAGCCTGATGGCTCGAGAACTCTTTTAACGAAGGATCTAACCCTTCCTGCAACCATTTGGCCGCAGTCACCTGTCCAACCCGATCGAATAGATGTGGAATGTTATCCGATGAATCTCCGATCAGTGCCTTCAGTTTTACCCAATCCTCAACCGGCACCCTGAACTCATTCCAGATTTCTTCTGCCGATGCCCACCTCAACTCACCATCCCTGATACCCTTTAGCTGCCTCACTCCCTCCCCGATGAACTGATAGAAATCTCGATCACCACTATGGATGATTACATCATCGTATTCTCCTCTCAACTGATGAACCATAATCCCCATCAGATCGTCACCCTCCAGATTCGGAACTTCAAACTGACGTATCCCTATTTTCTCCAGCACTCTTTTCAGTTCCGGTATCTGTTGCAACGCAATCTGGTGGTCATCACTGTTGTGGAGATCCCCACGGTTAGCTTTGTAGCCCTGCGGCTTCTGCGGTCTGGAATAGTTCCTCACCTGTGACACTGGTTGCTTAGTAAGTGGCTCTCGACCTATGAACTTCACTGACGTCTGCAACTGACGTTCCGTCCAACTCAATTGTCGAGTCTTCGTTTCAATAGTTTTCGTCGGAACTTTATCCAAGATGATTACTTCATCCAACAAATCATGACGCCACGTCTTCCCTGCGCCATCCCACACGAAAGCCCAATTGGCCTCCGGCAGTCTACTCGCCATGTTCAGCATACTGGATAGAACTCCGTACAGGACTGACGTCGGCTTCCCATCCTTGGAAGTTAACTGTCTATGTACGTAGTGAACCCTGAACACGAGATTCTTTCCATCAACCAGTACTATTTGTTTCATTACTACTCCTCTTCCTTGAATGCTATCCATGCTCTCAACCGCTGCTCGAGTTCCGGGCTGTAAGGCTTAGCATGATTGATCCGCTTCTTGATCTCCGGTGCAAACATTTCTGAAGGATCGTAATCTTCTTCGTTCCGTCCCATCCGCGGTGTAATGATGTAAACCTGCGGCGTGATCCTTTTCAAGTCCGGCACCATACTCAGGAAACCAAACACTCCAGCCTTGTCCGGATCTGGCCAGAGTATGAACCTTTTGTAACCATCCAATTGTGCTAGTTGAATATCCGTAAGAGAGTGGCCCAACACACCGAGAGAATCCACGCTACCAAAAACAGTAGAGCCGCCGCTGCCACGCTCACAGGCAAGGCTATCAAAAATTCCCTCCACGAGAAGTCCTGCTTGTGCTTTTCTACTGGGAACATTATAGACCACCTTGTTACCCAACGAATTTTTGTACTTCGGTTTCTGCTTACCGGTAAAGTCCCGCCCGACTATCATCTTCAGCTTCCCCAGATAATATACGGGAACCACGATCCGATATCTAAAGCTCTCATCTACCAGCGAGTATCCAAGCTTGTGCTCCGCCATCTGCTTGTCTGTTATGTTCCTACGTTTCACGTACTCATACGCTTTCCTCCCCCAATGACTATCATCCTTTCTGGTCAAAGGCTGAAAGTCTTCTGGCAGACGTGGTGGAGGAAAGCTTTTCTTTACCACTTCCCCTTTCTCGAACATGTCTGTTTCCAGTGCCCGAGATAATTCACTGGCCAAGTAAATCACATCACTCGTTCTCCAGCCGCAGTTGAAACAATGCGCCTGCCCGGTTTCTATGTTCACTCCCAACCTGAATCTGTCATCCTGTGACTCGTTGTTCTCTACACAGAATGGGCAGCACAGATAAATCTCTCCGGGCTTACCACTTCTTCGGTACGGGATCCCTCGCCCGTCTAATGCATCTGTAAGATCCATAATCTCACGCTACCTCCCGCTTCCATTCCTCGACTTCGTCCAAAAGTGAACTCAATAACTCGGCAGCCTCGTGCTTTGCTAGCACTATTTCTGTCACCGTGGAAAATTTCATTCCCAGAGGATGAATGTTCGACCGCAGCACGTACATCGTTCCTCTATCGTCTGTAACTGCCTTGATCAGAGAGATCTGTTCCTCCAGAGTATCCCTGATCTTTACTAACGTGATTGCTTTAGTCACCATTCACCTCAGTCCGTAGTCACTTTGTAATAGTACGGAAATCTCTGTGGATTCGGATACTCTTTCTTCTCCAGACTTTTCACCAACTCATGTTGCCGGTCATCGTCCTCTTGTGTAGCTATTGCAAAAACCACAAAAGGATGATCGGTAACCTTGCTCCACATCCCTTCCTCCCGATTGTATATTCCCAACTGACGACAGTTATATCCGATTGGAAGTTCATGGTCGCATCCTATAACCACATATCCTTGACGGTTGATTACTTCTATCATAACTTCCAACACACTGAGTTCAACGCCACCGTTAGTCATAGGACTCATTTCTTTCTCCATGCCAGAAACATCACCTGGATTCCAATCCAACAAATTACAAGCGTAACTGTCCACCGCCACTCATGCTCTGTCATCTTCAGAAAGTAAGGTTCCCATGTCATTTCTTGTGCTCCGCAATCATTGCTTGGATTTCTTTTATCAACTGTTCCCAATGCTCGATACACAAAGTAAGATTATCACAAGCAAAACCAATGGTCGGCTTAACCTCACCACGATCTGGACACGATAGATAGTAACACTCATCGCAAAGTCCTACATCGTGCTCCGGCTCAATTACTCTCATTTCTTCACCTTCCCTTTTTTCTTCCACCACCTCGTAGTCTTGTCTTCCTGCATCACGTTTCTGGGAACGATAACTTCGACTCGGTTTTTCAATCCGTCTACCCAATGCTCACGCTTGTCTACAATCGTTACTACGTTCTCTGTCACAGAGTACGGCCGCACCTTTACCAGTAACCTTGGTCCCAACGAACGACTGATCCGAAAAATTTGTACATCCCCTTCATACTCTCCCCACCATGCATCGAAATCGTGGCCATAGAACTTACGTCTTACTTTCTTCCTGCCTTCGTCCTCCAAGAACGGATAGAGATAGTCGAAGAACGGATTCCCCACACCAAATACTCTAGCTCGGCCACCCAACGTAGCCGTCATACCATCCGCGTTGTACTGACCACCCGAGTTCTTACAGTAACAAGTTCTCCACTCGGGTTGAATCAACCCCTGTACGTCATAACAATCAGGACAAAATAGCAGTTTCATTTCTTCACCTTCTTTTTCGATTTATCGAACTCATTCAGTTTCTGGGCTGTGGCCTCACTATCGTAGAACAATCCACTATCGAAGTCACCCATGATAGGCCAACCGATTTTCATTCTATCCCACTTGTGCTTGGCTACGTAGAGATACCTCCCGTTGGGCCCCCAATCTCCCCAGATACTATCTGGGCCGGGCCCGGCACCGATCCCTAAACAGAAAGCTACTTTCCTGATCTTGGAGATATCTTCCGCCACATCGTCTCCCGTCACCACCATCTGCTGCTCATGTCCTCTCTTGGTCTGGGCTGCCGTCCAGAGATAGATTTGCCGCTTGGATGCAAACACTCTTAGCTGCCGGTAGATATCCGCGAACTCCAACCGCCTCTCGTCTCCATGCTTCCTGGGCGGAACTATTTCATCGTCGTAATCTATAATGACCACGTCTGCGATGAACCCTTGGTTTCTTAATCTCTCCCATATCTCTTCCATTTTATCGACCGACATCCCACCGTCTGTTCCATCGTAGATCTTGATTCGACCTCTGAGATAGTTCTGTACTCTCAGGAATTTCTTTCTCAACGTAACCGGTTTCTCTCCGAGGAGTCTGGTAGGGATTCCGGTCATCATAGCATCCAACCGATCTTCTACTGTTTCCTGAGGATCTTCCAACGTGAAAAACAAAACGTTATATCCCTGCAACGCCATTGCCCGTGCAATGTGAGCCAGCGCCATTGATTTCCCTCTGGCATATTTGGCTATGATGAGAGCCAGTGCCCCTCTGGGGATGGTCCGGATGTGAACGTCCAATGGTTCTATCAGCAGAAAGGGAAACTTCCTGAGCTTTTCTTTCTCTCGTCTCAGGATTCTCTTCTTCAGCGTCCAACCGTAGTCTGTGACCTTTTGGGTTTTACCCAACCTTCTAGTCAGTTCGTACGTCTCCCGGATGATTCTCTCATCCGTCAGCTTCCCTTCCTCCTGCATGGTGATTAACTTCTCGACGTAGTCTCTTCTAGCCTGTCTGTTCTTGTACTCGAGGATTAACTTCTCGACTGCTTCTACCGCCACCAGACCGTCACCTTTTCTTATTCGGTCTGTCAGATCCATCAACCGGTCTTTTAATCTCTGGTTGATTTTTCTTTCTCTGGCGAAGTCCTGCATCATCGGTCTTAACATTCCACCGATGGGCTCTCCGTAGTTCTTCCAGTAATTCAACGCCGCTTCTGCTACCCACTCCTGCTCCTGGCCTTCACCTTTTCTGGGATGGAAATCCTTGACTTCTAACAGACTCGATGTACGCTTGAGAAAGTTCCTGTCTCTACACAGGAACGCCAGCATCTTTTCCTTGAATTCTACGTCGTGAAAATAACTCATCTAACATGCCTCCAAGTTTCTCGAAGAACTATATGCCTTGTCAAAACTATAGACACGTTAAATAACGCAGCTAATTCCGTATAAGTCCAAATTCCGTGACCATAAAGCCTACGCATACTTCTAACTTTGTCTTCAGTTAATTTGGCTCTTCCATTCTGTTCCCCTGGCCGTCCATGAACAACGCCGTTCCTTAAACCGTGTCGAATGTTTTCAGCGTGGGTCAGGTATTCAAGGTTCCAAACGCCATTGTCCCTTTTAGCCTTCCGGTTCTTGTGGTTAACTTCATGGCCTTCGGGAACCGGACCGATAAATTCTCTAGCCACCAATCTGTGGGGAGCAGAATAAATGTACTTACCATTATAGCGAAGCACAACATAAACGTATCCATCTCGGTTTGTTTGCTCGGCCATGATGTGACCAATCTTTCCCCCTCCTCGCCTAGTCTTCGCAACACGAACTCTCCCGTGATTAGAAATCTCATACCAACCTTCGTAGATTGGCTTCCAGACCTCTTTAGGTTTCCTCTCACTCCAGTACGACATCGTTTACGCTCCCCAACGTAGGTTTATACCCCATCGTATTGCCTCCACAACCGTTTTTAAGCCCATAACGGCACCCCGTCTATAGGAAAGGGTTACCGCGGTAGTTGCGTCGTTTGTTTTCCTCTGAGTTGAGTTGCTGCTGGTTGAGTTTTCTCTCCGCTCGAATTCTTTTCTTGTAGGCTCTCACGTAGTACGAAGGCCACTCGTAATCGAGAATGGTTTTCCTTCTGGGCTCGAACTCATCTACTCCGTTTTCTCTGGCGTCCCTCTGGAGCAGGATTTCTTTTCGCTTCTCCTGTTTCCACAACTCAACGTTTTCCTGATCCTGGAAGTCTTTCGCCAACTGCTGCCTTAACCAATACTCGGCAGCCTTCCCACAAAGTGTGGCTACACCGCAGGGCAAACCTCTTTGCTGTTTCTTTCGTGTTTTGCGAAACCTTTGAGCGTAGAAGGGAACTAGAACAGACAGAATGTATCCAACCGAAACGTGGTACTTCTCCGACCATACTCTCAACGTGAGCAATCGCTTCTCGTCGTCCTTACTGAGATAGAACAACCTGCGCTTGAACTGCAACTCTAACTGATTCTCTACCTCTGATCTGTTTCTTAACAACACTCCACTCAGTTTCCTCAGTTCTGTATTACCTAGTTGCCTAAGTTCCGACCTTAAACTATTCAACACCTGACCTCCCAACTAGATAGTTAGAGTCCAACTAGAAGTAAGAGTTAAGAGTTGATCTTCCCTAAAGGGAAGATAGCAACAAAACCCCACGCATCAAATGTTCTACAACTTTTTCGTATTTACAACGTTCATCGTGACTAAAACGGTTCCTGATGGTTTTTTCTACCCAGCCAACCGCAAGATTGCAGCTATTACACAACAATCCTCTCACCACCAGACTAACGTGATCGTGATCGACTGAAAGTCTACGACCATTCTCTTCAACCGTTTTCCCACAAATACAACATTTTTCTCCGAACCTCGTTACTAGGCTGGTGTAAGACTCACCGTAGATTTCCAATGTTCCACAGTCGTGACAGTTAAACTGCGTACCACTATGCTCACACATTTCATTCCTTTACGTAGAAGATAGCAACGATCAACTGTTTCGCCATTTTCCACTCACCCAGAGTCGAATAAGTGATAACTCACCTAAAACCGAAAGCGCAAAGCAAAACGCAGCCCAATCCCACGACTTCATGTGAACCAGAACACCTACAGCTATAGCTTCTATAAAAGTTCCAATGCATCTTCCAATGTATGATGCTGTAGTCATTTCTCCTCCTTGAAAAACACGTCCTTGACTCCAGCTTTCTTTCGGTTTGCGAACTTTCCTGACTCACAAAGTTTAACCAACCATTCTACGTCAAAGTGAGGACAGAACACAGGTTGGTTCTGGTACTTAAACCATTCTCTTGCTCTGTGTTCCATACTTGTCATCACCAGTTTGAAAACTGTTTGCACGATCTCACTCTCATTCATCTCTGGACTTAACAACCAGCGTCTGGTGAACTGTTTTTCTATTCCTAAAGTAACCGTGTCCTTTTCTTCGTACTCACCCTGAAGATACATCTCTCCCCGACCATCCACCTTTACGTAAAAGATGTAGTCTGGATGGAAACACTGATCTATTACCGCGGTAATATCCTCTATCACTTCAGCTGTTACTTTCATTTCTTTAGTTCCTTTCTTAAAACCTTTTCTGCTCTGTCGTACAACTCTTTGGCTTCCCCGTCCTTCTCCCAGACAAAGTCTTTGGTCACGATCTCCGCTAACCTGAAAGCTCTTTTCCTCGATCTGGCAGCCTTAGCAAACCAGTTACTTTTGTTCTTCTCGTCTGTGTCTGCTATGTCGAAGTAAAGTAACCCACCTTTGTCTGGATGTAGCCTTACACCACGCCCAAACGCTTGCAACGCGTCATCCTTGGATTTCATTCCACCACCGTTAATGATAACGTCTACTCTCTTGATGTTCACTCCCTTCTTAAACACCTTGTTCGCGAGGATGACTCTTACTTTACTATCCTCAAACTTACCGGTGATCTTCTGTCGCTTCTCTACGTCAATCTTTTCCCCCTCCACCACCCTTACCAGTTTCCCCTTCTTCTCGTCCCACTTCTGGTGCTCCCCCTTGTAGTCCACTCCCGCTACTATCCGGAAGGGTATCCCTTCCAGTCTGAGTGAAACCAGCTTCAGATGGCGTAAGCGCTCTAGCAGGACTATCACATGGTATCCTCTTGAACGTCCTTCCCTGACCAGACTTGCTATCAGCTGATTTCTTTCTGGGTTCTCTACAATTCTTTCCTGATAGGCTTCCATGTATGCTGAACGGTTGATCATTCATCTACGCTCCTCTAAAAGCCACCGGACCACTTGGAGACATTCCCCACCACTTACCCTTCGGAAGAGGATTGTCCTTCTCCCACTCTTCCATAAGAACCAAAAACTTCTTAGCTGCCTCTGCGACTTTAGGATCCCCACACTTACTAGCGTTCCTTGTATCTTCTGGATGCTTCTTCCTGTACTTTTGCCACGGAATCTCGAATGCCAAATAGGCCTCAGCTAGTTGCTTCCTTCTTTCTTTTTCTTCACAGATCATTTTATTCTCCGCGCCATATTCATAAGGCGGCCGACCACCGTTTGTACTCTGAACGCTTTCCCGTCAAATCAAATTTTGATCTCATTTTTGAATTTCACTCGCATCACTACCCCTTGACTTAGTACGTTTTCCTGCATCCCCTGTTTTACGGGAAACGAGTAACAAACAGGACCTGTAAGCGCCCAAGCCCTCATCCGTATGTCTTTCTTCCGTAGTTGTAACGTAGCGGTCAACCCAAAACACGCTCTAGGTTGAATGTTTGTTACTACATCGAAATTTCTTCTATTTAACATAACGTGGATCTCATCTATCATCACTACCTGAATGTCTTCCGTCCAAACTTCAAACTCTCTTTCACCCCTGTGTCGGTGCATCGTTTGGATTGTACCGACTGTCACCCGTCTGGGTTTGAACTTCGACTCACCCGCATAACCTATCTTTTCTCCGAGCACAGATTCCATTTCTTTCTTCGCCTGCCACAACAGATCCAACTGGTCTACTACAAATAAGTGAGGGCCTACTGTCTCTGAAAAGTACATAGCCGCGGTATAAGTCTTTCCCGAACCCGTAGCTGAAAGAACTAGACCCCCACCATAGGAACCTGCTACTAACATTTGTTTCACACAGGCGTTTTGGTACTCTCGATCACTCCGTACGTGGTTTTCTTTTCGTAATTCCGGCGCTTCGATATCCGCGACAACATCAAACTTGATTGGCAACTCTTCTTCGATTTGTTTTCTGGTTGCCCAAAACAGACCACTGGGAAGTTTATCCCACTTGAGCATTTTGATCTTACCGTCCCATCCCGGACGGTAACGCATCATGTATTGTGCACCGGGAACAGTGTACGACCAATAAGGCAGAAGGTCTTCGTAGGGATAGGGCTTTACTAACGTAGCCGTACGATTACTAACCAAGACCTTTATCGGAATCGCCATATCCCTATTATACGGGAAGTCGGGAGCTTAATCGGATATCCAAATATTCGGCGGGCAGCAGTTGTCTGTCGGCTCTCCCACTGGAGGCGTTCTTGGGGCTACCGGCATGTTATAAGCAAAACTATCCTGCCAGAAATTCAACGTATCCGACAATGTAAGATTCAAATTAACCAGAACCGTCGTCTGTGTCGTTACTGAATCTGACCAAGTGTTCCAACTATCCGAAACCGTCAGGTTCAACTGAAGAACATTATGCTCAACCGTAACCAAATCATCCGTCAGCGTCATCTGGTCTGACAAAACCAGATTCATTCCGAGAACTGTTCTCTCGGAATCTGTCATCGACAACGAATCTGAAAAACTACTAGTTCTGACTATTGCTTGACTAACTACCGACAACCAGTTGTTCAGATTGTCTGACAACACCAACTGCATCAAACCGCCAGTTGGAAACATTACTTCTACTGGAAGCTGTGTGACTCTAACTTGACTGGGTGGCTGGATCATCAACTCAACGGGGAGTTGAGTCACACGTCTCATCGGAATTGATACAAACGTTGAAACCGCATCCAACCAACTGTTCCAACTATCGGATACCGTTAACTGAATCTGAACAAACGTTCTAGTCGAAACCAAATCTGACCAATTATTCCAACTGTCCGACAACGTAAGTAAAAGCGGAGCTGAAGGCGTGGCTATTCCCGAATCCGTCATCGTCAACGTATCGGATAGCGTTTTCTGTTTTTCTAGAATTTTAGAAACTGAATCTGTAATGGTTAACGAATCAGACAACACCAACTGAAGTAAACCGGCAGTTGGAAGCATCAACTCAATCGGGAGTTGAGTAACCCTTACCTGCGTCCCTGTAGGCTGCGTCATGAGCTCAACGGGAAGTTGAGTCACACGCGTACCGAATACTGGCCCTCCAGCATCCGCCCAGTTGTTCAAATTGTCAGTAAGGACTTTTCTTAATTCTTTGACTTCAGATACAGAGTCTGCCCAGTTATTTAGACTATCAGATAAATTTAAGGTAGGATCGGGCATTCATCGCCTAAGCCAAAGTCTTTGCCACACTGTCCGATTCACTCATTGCATTCCCGAACGTTAACGGAATCTCACCCGGAGATACTATCTTCGCTCCAAACTCCGTAGCGTTGAAGGCTGTTTGGTCTATTGCTCCACCACCATTGGGATTAGTTGTAAACGCTCCTCCGTTCACGTACGAATAAGTCGACAAAACCGGTATCGAAGACGAGAACGCATCGTTACCTCCATTCAAAACCGATAGCTCAATGGAACGTGAGGCCGCATCGTCCTTCCTTACCCTAGCCCACGGCACAACCATAATCGCGTTTCCCGAGAAAGACTGTGACTCGTAATCGTAGCTATCACGATCTCCGGTCGTTCCATCCGCTACGTAATCCGTATCATCGTTCGGTGGAATTTCATCCACGCATTGCCAATTCTGCGCCGCACCGGCTGGAGTAAACTGTGTGTATGCTCCTGGCCCAGAAGGCATCGCCACTACAAAACGACTGTCCCCTGCTACCGAGTTCAATACTGATCCTGTCGTATCGAAACAATAAAGATCGTCCATGACCATGTTTGTTCCGATGGAGAACCCACCCCCAATGTCTCCGATACTCAACATATTCGCACTGTTGAGAGTCTGAGACCTAGTGTTCAAACTACCTGTCGGTCCGATCACCGAGTTCCCATCTACCCATGCCTGCACTGATCCGGTTGAGTTGTTAATCGTTACCTGTATCTCAATAAAATGCCAAGCTCCCGCGCTAATCACACTTGCTGAAGCTGCACCGATTGCGTTCGTCGTTGGAGTTCCGCGATAGAACTGTAAAGCCCCGGCCGAGTTCACTACCAAACAAGTCTGAGGCACTGTCAACGAACCATTCGTATCAAACAACCCAAACACAAACGTAGTATTGTTGTTCAACGATCCAAACTTTACCGCGGCTCCCATGATTAGCGTCGGTTGACTACTGGGCAGAATCTTTTTCAGAAAAGAGTTCTGAGGAAAGCTTACACCCTGTCCATGAGTACTCGTGAATCTAGCCGAAGCACTGTTGAATGCCACTGCTCCGCTTACCGTATCAAACAGTTGGCTAGCTGTAGTCAAATAATCAAACGACGCTGAAAATTGATAAGCCATTAGTTTCCCTCACAACCTCTTACTGACGGATTCCCTACCGGCGGTGGTGGGCCGGGACAAGGTCCAGTAGTTATACTAACAAATGCGACAATACTACTAACCCAAAACGTATTCGATGTACTATGCCAACTCTGTAAAGTGTAGAAAACCGAAAGTGACATCTCACCTGTAGTTATCGCGTATGCTCCTGGACCTTCATCGTTAGAATGTACGTAATTGTCTAAAGGAACCCAAGGAGCATTAACAGTATAAGCCGAAAGAAAATTCAAATTGGTTTGCCCAACCACTGCTGCAAAAAACCTAGAAGTATTGCTATCGGACGGAGTAATCGTCGCACTTTCAATTACAGCAGCCGCACCAACAATTCCAGCACCAGTTCTATTTCCCGCTATGTCCAAGTCAATTGATCCTTGCAACTGATAGTAAAACGATAAAGTGTTTGCTGTTATATTAACAGGAACTGATGTTATCGCAATCGTAAGAACCCCTGACGCTTTGGCTGATTTACAATACCATATATCTGACATTTTACTCGTAGGCACGTCACTTGCACTAAAAGCGTCTGAGACATGTAACCATTCGTTTCCCTGATTATCAAAAACCGATGTAACTTGCGCTCCGACTGTCCCTTCCTCTATCAATACTAATACCATGCCGTCGCCTTGTGTAACAACAGGGTTATTAAAAAACACGTTCACTATAGATTGCACCAGAATCATAACCCTATCCTCTCCTAACAAAACGTTTCGTACGGATTGCCTGTCGGCGGACCTACAGGTGGAGTTGAATCTACATAATACACTGCCACACCCATACAATCCACGTAAGCAGTCAAAGTCGGCGGGCCGACGCCCACCAAATTGTTCTGTACCTGTAGCCCGACTCCAAAACTTGGGTCGTTGATTTCCGCTGGAGTCCATGACCTCAACCACAACTGAGTGGTTGGATTGAATGACTTATTTACAGGAATCGGATCGGGAAAATTGTTGTATATATTCGCGCACGTATAGTTCCACCAATTCAATCCATCTATCCAACCGTTATCACTGGTATTCGCACAACCATAGGGATTTGCAAACCCCGGTGTGCTGCTATTACAACCAAAATGAACGTTTGCTCCGATGAAATTTATCGTCAATCCATCATCTGCCAAACTTGCTCTACCCGGAAATGGGATGGTCAGGTCACCTGCCGATACAAAATAATTACCTCCAACAGTCAACAATGTATCTGCCAAATACGTAGAAAAGAAACTAGTTCCATCTGTTCCAATTTCTGTTTTACCTTTGAAGACTGGGCGTACACCAAGAATGGTCGAAGTCAATGGAATGTTTAATCCAAATCCAACCGCCACCAACCAATTACTTGTTTCATTCGTTCCGGGAGCTACTGTAGCAAACGTTCCGTTTTCTGCTATCGCATCCTGTGGGTTGTTCCACGCATGTACGCCTGTAAAGACTGTACCCGGCAGATTCCCAATATCCGCACCAGAAGCCGCCAACGTACTCACCACCATAATGGACGAAGGATAGTTCACCGGTTCACACGTTACCGCATCCAGCGAACAAGATGGACTACAGATAAAACTTTGAGTAGTACAATCATTATCAAGATACGGATTGTCAACATTCGCACAAGCCATCACTTAACCACCTGTTCTTTTCTAGCCAACATCATTGCGTACGCACGTTTCGGCCAGTTCCCGTGGCACTCTTTACATATCCAAGCTTTACACCGGCCACAGTACTTACACTCCCTTAACGTTTCGTCTTTATCAATCAACTTATGTACATCACATATATGCCATTCCCAATCCATTTCGTTCTCCTTTAAGACATTACCACTACCACACCATCCCCCATCGTCATTCCATCCCCAAACCCAGCCTGCGGAGTCATCATATCCTTACTAAACGCATCTGTCATCGTCATTGCTCCATCTATACTCAAACCTATAATACTCAAATCAATCGTGTACGAAGGAATAAAGTCATCCCAAGCGTTCAAATCATCCGACAACAACAACTGAATATCCCCGGGCTGTGCTGGTGGAACAACATTTCCATTCGCATCCACCGTTCCAAAAACCTTTGTGCCTGACAGCGTAAATCCAATTCCAACACCGTCACTGGTTCCAATTGGGGCTATCACTTTTAATACATCTCCCGGATTGAAAGACGCAAGCGTAGAACAGAAAACTCCCTTACTCGACCCCGGACTGTACGTTAATGTTCCAAACTCTGTCGCAACTATATACGGCGGAGCCACCGTTCCTTGACTAGCTACACTAATCTTCTGAATGGACAAAACCATATCCGCAGTCGAAGGTGGAATATCTATCCACGCTTGACTCGGTACCATGTTCTGATAAAACGTAACTGGTAAATCAAACGGTACTCTCACTAGAATATACTGGGATGGAACCAAACCATTGAACGTACAACCTATCGTATAAGTTCCTGTATTATTTCCACCCGACGAAGTCCCACTGAACACATGACCGATTGTTTGTCCGGTTCCGTCACCCAACGAATTAAACGGAGTTACATTGATATTCCTAGGCGCGTAGAAATCCGCATCCGTCAACGTAAACTGAGTCAACGGTTGTGGGTTGGACGGATTATCTAAAGTGAACTGGTCGTAAACCTGCATCGTAACCTGATCCGAAACTGTCACCCTGTATCCATCCGGTTTACTTCCCGTCAACGTCCAACTTGCAATCTTTGTACTATCATCCACGGCTAAGTTGGCAATCCCTAAGCTGTTTCCTCCCGAAGCTGTAATGGAAACCACATCTATCAGGTTCAACGGTAAAGAATAATCCCACGTCAAATTGAAAAAGTACGCATAGAACGGAATCCCACCACCTTGAGCAAACGACGTAACCAAAGCTAGAACTTGCTGAACTCTGGAATCAGTCAAATCGAAGCTCAAATCACTTGGAGCAAATACTGGGCGTCTGAATAACGTTGTCGTATTCGTGGTCGCTAACTGATCCGACGTCGGATTAGCTGGAATTGAGTTTGACGGTATCTTCGCCACCAAACCCACTACGGTCGTATCAACCACATCCAGCGAACTAGTAGGAAATCGTAAAGTCACAGTATCCGGAACTTCCGTAACAATCCAAACTCCAGTCCACGGACCACTATCCTGACTCTGATTATAAGGAACCGGCGGGCTCTGGATACTAGAAGCCCAATTAGCTCCAACCACAACCTGATCCCCTACGCTCATCCCATGAGGAAACGTAGTCGTTAGGTTAGCCATCCCACCTGATATAGAAGCGCTAGAAAGCTGTGCGGCTAACCCCGTACTATACAGCTGTGATCCAGCCACCAATCCACTGTTATCCCCTATCTGATCTGGAAATGGCTGTCCTAAATCAAACCATCCAACTACATTCGCCAAAACGTAACTGACAACTTTCAGCCCATTAAATGACGCATCTGCCGGGCATGTTACAAGTATTACGTCCCCCACGTTCAAATCAACAAATTCCGTATTGTACGTAGCTAACACATTGTACAACTGCCCACCCAGATCAGGCCGAGTCAAAGCCGAACGAACAAGTTTAGTGATCAAATTACTATTTGTATTGGGCGGTAATGTGTGCGAGATAGGTAAGACCACACCAGTCGATCCCGTGATCGCAGGAATCCTGATTTCTACACCATAGATATCCCTCACATCTCCATTGTAGTTCAAAACGAAGCCACTATTCGTAACCGCGGATAACAATGGCGGAGACGGAATCAACGGCATGTTTACGCGAGCTATATAACTAAACCGACTGGTCTGATTTCCATTTCTCGGTCGTATGTAGTAAGTCTGATCTCTCGCCGTCCTCGGTAACAAGAACGTTTGCGCTGTAAACAATCCAATTAGGTTCTGATCGTTCTGTCCCCAACCCGAATCCACTCTTCTTACTTCAGCGGCCGTCACCGGTAACTGATGCAAATCTATCGTGATGAAGTTACCATCCAAAGAATTAATCACACTCGTTACTTGTCCGGAAGCAAACATTGGGACATAAAACGACCCTGCTTCCTCCAACTGAATCGGTAACGGAGGTACTGTTTGTTCCGTCGGTCCCAGAATGTTAGGCTCAGGGCGTTGAATGAACTTCGTCAGCAACTTCTCCAGATACAAATCCGGTCCATACGTAACCTGTACCTGAAGGATTTCTTCTCTTAGTTCAACTATTTGAGTCTTGATCGAACTAGCGAAAAAGTTCTGCCCCGTAATCGCTCTCATCGGAGCATTTACATACAAGTACCTACCCGATCTCGGATAATCTGTCTGCGATGGATTCAACGCATCCTCAAACCTCCAAGGAATCGTATAAACTAAATACGTCCCTTGGAACTGAGGATAAGACCTATCCAGAATCGCAGCTGCCGCTGCCAGTTCACACTCATCTGATGTTCTCGGCTTGGGCTCCATGCTGGTAATAATTGCCGAGCGCGCACCACTATCTCCGGAGATCACCGCTTCCTGAGCAATGGCAACAGAGTTCTGAACTCTGGACATAGATTGCCCGTTAGCCCATTCCACAAACCTTATTCGTGAACCCACTCCGGGTATCGTGTCATCAAAGAACGACAGGAACGTACTATCCCCTGTTTGTGTAATCGTAGCTGTAGGATTCGCCAAACCGAATCCCATCGTATACTGAATGAACTCTCCGAGATTCGCGGTTGCTACCGGAAGTAGTCCTCCACTTGCACCCGTCAACGCTTTTACTTCCAGCGAACCCTGTGGTGGCTGCTGAATCAACGTAAAGTTCAAAGTGAGATTCAAATTCTCACTATTGATCGGTGCGTAGATTCCAAAACTTGGTATCGGTGTCTGTGAAACTGTGTACTTCGTTTCTACCGGAATGATCGACTGCGGCGGACCTACTCCTCCCGTCTGTATGAACAGATTGTACTGAGCCGCGTTGATTGCCGCCAGATCCAGATCACGGATCACATACGTAATGTCAGCCGTGGACTCAAGAGTTAGTCCACCATACTGCGCTGATCCAGTCAGGGTTCTATACGCCGCTTCGTACCTATTCCAATTCTGTCCACCAAACCAGATTTCTAACTGATAGTGGTGGTTCAATTGTGAAACCACTTGTGGTCCCACCAGCTGACCATTCAATAGCGGCTGGATTACTACTCCCGCAGCAAACCCTGAGACAGTAATAGGAATTCCAGGCGTCGTTAGCCTGAACCCGGCTATACAATTTTCCTGTGTCAGCGTCGCGTTGACATAAATTCCACCAACAATTCCTTCGCAAACATCGACAAATTGAAACTCTCCGGTCTGTACGTCAACCCGCCCACCAAGCTCAAGACCGTTATTTCCTACAATATAGGTTTCGTTCAACGTTCCCGACGCACCCAACTGGATTACATTTAATGCACCGGGAAGATCAAACACTCCAAACGGATCTCGCACGGTCCACAAATTGTTCTCAAACGAGTTCTCTGTCCAATCATCCTGCAACAGAAGCGAGGACGAACCTCTGAACATCTTATTTCTTAACTTGAAATTACTAGTAAACCCATCTCCTACGAAGTAGTTATCCCACTTTCCCTGAGGCTCGTCCGCACCCAACACCAAAGCATCATTCACAGGGGGAGTCGTAAGTACAGACGTCTGCATATCCAGAGGAAAGAATTTCTTCTCCCCCGCTGTTTCATCGTACTCTACCCCAAGAGGTCGATCCCCGAACGGTTGAAAGTATATCGTTCGATCAATTACCTGATAGCGATACCTGGACGCGTCTGCGAATGTCTTCGCGATGTCTGCCCACGTCAACTGAGGATCGTACTGGAAGTAGGGAACTATGTCCCCCGAAGCTACGAACGAACTAACGTTGAAGAAACCCGGAGGAGCCAGAGCTTCTGCCAAAGAAGCTAGAATCTGTCCCTGTGTCTGATTCACAAACGCAGGAACGAACGGAACAATTCTCGTATTCAGCAACCATTCATCACTGGTTGCGTTACACAGATAAGCCAACTGCTGGAAACCGTACTTACTGAGATTTTTATTCAACCCGAGAAACTGTCTCTCCGGTTCATTGGTCAAGAATCCAGTCGCAAGAACTTTTCCAGCAGTTAACGGAGCCTGCCCGTGCTGCAGGTAACCACCGGATGCAGCGTAAATCTCACTAACTATTTTGATGTAAGAACTGATCGGTGGAACGTCGAAGGAATCTCCCGACGCTAACAACGTGAAGTTTATTGTCGTGGGGACATTGATCGAGTCCGCGATTGAAAGACTACCATCGGCTATAGACTGAGTGTAGTCTACGTACCCGATTCCTCCTGGTCTACCGGAGGACGTATCTATGAAGATCTTCAAGGCCCGTACACCCCATCATAAACCAGCCACAACGCGATTTGACGCAGTTTCTCGTTCCAGGTGGATCAGAGGTTCTCTTTCGTGAATCCCCCTGCTCCCATACGGCCCCGCAACATATAAACCTGAGCGAGCGCATCCTCCAAACCACCTCCGTATCCAGAAGGTAAATTCCTCAACGCCTGAATACGCTGCATGTCCAGAGCAATCACTTGCTTGTGTTTATCCAACAATGCTGACTCCATACTAACCCGCGCTTTACTTAAATCGAAAATAGATCTGTGCATGTCCAACGGCGCTCCCAAGTTTGTTCCCTTGGAAAAATCAAACCCTGTCTGCACAGGAGCCGTAGGCCTCGCCGGATTGTTCCACAGGTTCTGCAACCCCTTCATCAAAATATTACTAAACGTATCCATCCCATCGACCATCTTCTGGAAGATAGGAACCGCTCTCATGGAGAATATTCCTTCACCTTCATGTACGATCGCTACTCCGCTTCTTCTGACTCCACCACCCTCTGCTGCTCCCGGAGTTCCGCTAGGAGTAGGAACTGTTCCTTCTCCACCTCCTCCACTCCCGGCCGGTTGAGTTGCCTGAGCTTTATTCAGGATCCATCCGAAGAAACTCAACCAGTTTGGATCCATTGACACCCCACCAACTGGTTTTTGAACCACCCCGGCCTGCACCAGTTCCTGGCCGTATGCCGGATTACTTCTTAACAGGTTGTCCAATGCCTGTCGCTGAGCTGATCCAAATGGCGTCTGTGCTGCAGCCAGCAATTGTGAAGTGAAACCAGCTGTAGCTGAATTCTTATCGAACACTGCCAGAAATTCCTGATAGACCGGAGGCATATTCGTAATCGTAGGTTGCCCCGGTTTTGATCCAGGCAATCCTCCCGATGCCACGTTCGTAAGCTGTAGCCCAAGCAATTGCTCGAGCGCCTGAATGTCCACTCCCCCCGTCGCATTCAATAACCCTGCCGGAATCACTCCTCCCGGTGCCAGTGCCGCGCTCAGCTGTGCCAACGTCTTTTGTAAAGCCTGAATATTAGCTACTGTCAAAGTTTCTTGTGCCGTCTGCAACTGTAGCAACTGGCGCTCGAGCCCCATTCGCGTAGAAGCCAAACTGAATATCTTCTGCTCCGCATCCACCTTCATCTGCGTAACGTTGATTTCGGCATCTAACTGTTGCTTCTGTTGATCGTACTGATACTTTGCCTGAGCCAGCTCCGCTCCCTTACCCATCGCTGTCGTACGTTGTCTGGTAGTTACTCCTCGCGTTTGAATATCATAGACCTGCTGGTTGTACTGAGCTGTTAGTTGGAACTCTTGCTGTTGCAGATCAATCAGATGTAGCTTGTTCTGAATCGCCTGCTGTTCCGCATCATTCACATCCGTAGTCAACGTCTGTGCGTACTGTTTCAGACTCTGAACCAAGAACGCATTCGCGTTGGCTACTTCTGTCGTGTTCCCGGCCGCGGCACTTGCATACTGTTGGTACTTCTTAATTATGTCATCCAACTGATTCAAGATCGGCTGATACGCTGTCGGCTCCAACATGATACTCAACTGATTATGTAGATCATCCAGAATCTGTTTCTGCTGAGCCAGCAACTGATCCAGTTGAGTATTGATAGCCTCCAGTATCGCAGGTAATTGCTTGCTACCTTTCTTCGTTCCACCCAAAGTTGCAACCGCACTACTTCTCAACCCCTGCAACTGCGCTATACTTTGTCCAAGCGAAGTCGTACCATTCTGAAGGTTGTCCTTGATCTCTTCCAGATGAGTATTTATTGTTTCAATTTGTTTCTGTATCTCCTGCCGTTTATGGCCAACTATGCCACCAAGTGTAGCTCCAACTGCACCTCCGATAGCCGCACCTATTGGCCCTCCCACCTGCAACCCAAAAGACGCTCCAGACAAACCACCTCCCAATATTCCACCACCAGTTGATTTCGCTCCAGCTATACTCCCTACAACCGCACCAATCCCTTTGATAAGTTCTCCAGCCTTCTCCGAGAAACCTTTTAATTTCTCGGCAAAGTTGCTACCACTATTCGACGCCTTAGCCAAAGCCGCAGCAAACGTTCCCAGCCCAGTCGTGGCCGCGGTCACTTCCGGAGGAGCGGCACTCAACTGCCCCGACGTTCCCGGAATTGTTCCGGGTATCCCCGATGCACCCGACGGAGCTTGTTCTGGAGATTCCGCTGACGCAGGGGCCGCACCTGGTTGAGCCGCGTTCAACGCCGCAGCAAAACTGTTTAGCTGAGCTATCGCGTTGTCTATCGCGGAACCAAACTTAGCCGTAGTCGCATCAAACCCCGCGCCCACCTTAGTAGCAAAATCATCTACCTTTCCAGCCGCAGATTTCAATCCATTCTCAAAAATCTCCTGCGCCGACTGGATTGCCTTTTCCGGTGTCCCGCCGCCTTTGTGGAATAAGTCAAGAAAACTTTTCCCCGTACTTTTGAATAATCCGCCCAACCCACCCGTCTGTGACGCTATGCCAGTCTGAACTTTGGACAGAGTCTCTAGAGACTTTGCCAACTGGTTCAGCGTGTTGGTTCGACCCTCACCCAGAATTTGTGAAAATTCTGAAGCGATCGTTCCAAATACCTGACCAAGCGGCCCGGCTATATCTCTGGCCTTGGCCAGCTCCGTATTCAGCTTGATCTGTTCCTGTACCGCTGAGTAGATTTCTTTATTGATGTTCGCCCACTCAGACGTGTACATCTTTCCGGACTGTTCTAGGTTGTTCTGCTCCGTCTGCAACCTCTGCAGATAAGCCGTCGTCAGCAACTGTTCAGCTTGAAGAGCCGCCGTCTGACTCTTGCCTTCTCCTATTGGTCCTTCCGCGGTAGCCTGTATAGCTTCGGACTCGAGTATTTCTCTCGCTTGCTGGTAACGAGTCTTGATTGAATCCAGTCGTATCTGTCCTTCGCGCTCTTCCAGATCCTGCAGCTGTTTTTCTTTATCTATCGAAGCCTGAACAAACTGGATACGAATCTTAGCCAACTCAGCCGCGTTCTTCTTGCTGACCTCCGCCTGCTGTGCTAGCGATGCAACCTGAAGATCGTACTCTTGCTGAATCAGAGATTTCTTTTGTGCCAGATACTCATCTGCCGTTCCAACCCCTTGCTTAAACTCCTCATCGAGGAGCCTGATGCGCTCCTTGACTCCTTCCTGCTCTATCTTGTTGACTCCCGCAACATAAGCTCTACGAGCCGCCAATTGGTCTTGTAGTAACTGGTCTTCTCTCGCTAAGTCTTCTTTGGCGGCTGCCGCCTTTGCCTTCTGAGCTTCGGCTTCCGCCTGTTCATTTATCAACTTCGCTTTCATTGCCCGAACTTGCGGATCCATTCCTCCCGTATACTTACCGGTAACCGGATCCTTTACACCCAAGCCCTCAAGCTTCAGTGCCGCAAGTTTAGCTTCCTTCTCCTGATTGATCTCCGCCAACCGATCCTGTAACTCCGCCTGCTTCAGTGCCTTTTCTTTTGATAGATACTCAGCCAACGTAGTCAATCCACGTTCGTAGCTTTGTTTCTCTGCCGCCTCACGATCCTGAAGGTACTGCAACGCACGTTCCAGTCTTATCTTCGCCTCAGTTGTAGCCAACTGCAATGCCAATTGACGACGCTCGTTCAATACCTCCTGATTCACTTCCGGCTTAGCCTTATGCTCACCAGCCTCTGGCGGCTCAACTTTTCCAGACTGTGTCATGAACTTAGCGTTCGCTAGAAGGTCCGCGGAAAGGTTAGCGTCCAACTTCTTTAACGCTGCCTGTCCCTCATCATAGGCTGCGATCGCAGCCTTTACATCTCCTCCCGCCACGTTGTACGCAATCTGCCCATACATCTTCATCTTGGTTCCGGCCTTCTCTATCCAGTAACCAAGCGTAATGAATTCCAAAGCCAGAGCCGCCATCGACTCCTTCCACGTAAAACTGAAAGCATCTGGCTTTATTCCAACCAGCCCTAACATTGACTTCGTGATCTGTATCAAAGCATTGTTAAAATCGCTGAGCGGAACCATCACCGCCTTTACCGCGGTTGACACAGCGTAATAAGCTTCACCAAGCTTATCCCCTAAATTCCGAGCGAAATCCAAAACCTGAGGCGTAACCTTCATCAACCATTTACTAATACTCTCTATTCCATTCGCAAACGCAGTTGAATGAGTCAACCCATACGCCAAGTCCTCTATAAACGCAGCCTGCACCATGTGCACTTGCCCAAACAAATCTTTCAACGTAGTCATCGGCTGGCCAACTTCGGCCAGCTTTCGAGTCATTGCATCTATAATCATATCCAACTGAAGAATATCTCGGGTCGCGTTACTCGCACCCTTACCCAATCCCTGCACCGTTACCTCTGATCGCGTAAGCCCGAGTTCCCAACTCAGCATCTGAGTTCGACCGGTAAGTGCCGCACGCGACAGAGCGTTCATTGCCTCTGTCGCATCCTTACCTTGTGCTCGAGCCAAAGCTACTGTCAATCCAACCAACTTCTCGATTTCTGGCGCTTGTAATCTCAGCGGCCCTTGCATAAAATTGTTGGCCACTTTGATCAGCATCGTATTATCTTCCACCAATCCTCTGGTGGCAACGCGCAACTTGTTCAGGAATTCCTCAGGATTGACTCCTTCCCGTCCGGCCAATTTTTCAAACTGTTCCTGCAACTGTCCTGCTGGCCCGGCAGCCTCCAGCATTTCTTTTCCAAGATCCCGGACACTTTCCCCAATCTTCTCCAGCACCTTCTCAAACAGCTCACCTGCCGCCGTCCCAGCCGCCACCGCTCCCAACAACCCGCCACCGAATAGCCCACCCGCTAATCCTTGCAGAGCCGTACCTAAAACTCCACCATGCTCACCGTGCGCTCCTCCTCCGCCTCCAGCTGGAGCATGTTGCCTCGATTGGGCTTTTATTAACGCTAGTTGACTTTGCTGTAGTCTAACCTGCTGTTGCTGAAGCGCAACCCTTGCCTGCTCCTCTTTCAGCAGGTTAAATTGCTCCACACCCTGCTTCTTCAGTTCAACCGTTTCTAACTGGGACTGTGCGACCTTCGTCTTGATCGCCGCTGCTTGTTGTGCCTGCCATGCTGCCTTCGCTTTATCTACCGAAGCCATCGCTTCGGCTTCTGCCCGTAACTTTCTCTGATCCGCGATCTGTTGCTTGGTCTGATCCAGCTCCTTCGCCTGAGCAGACATCCGCGCCTGAACGTCTTTCAAAGCCTGGCTCTGCATCTCTTTCAGCTGAGTCTTGATTTCCTGGACAGACTTCTTCCAATCAGCTGTAGATATTCCAAGCTTTACAAGAAGTTTCTTAAGCGAATCATCTGCCATGACCGGGCCCTCCTACCATCGGAAACAGAGGCAAGTTGTGCTGACGCGATTGCATGTTCATATACTTTACTGCCTCTGGTCCCGTTACTTTGCTCAGATCGAACTCTCCCTCTTCGTTGAAAAACCTATCCGGTAAATTATCTATACTCGGATCATCGTACATGACCCGATCCCCTTTTTCTTTCTCTATCGTTTTCTTTGTCCGCTTTGAAACGAAAGGTGAATCTGTTTCCTCTTCCTCTTTCTTCCTTCTTGGCCGCTCTCCCGTCTTCGCCTTCATCTGCCAGTACTGCTCCTGCCCCCGCCAACTCATTATCACCATCTCTGACAGAGTGAACTTATCTCTTACCTCTGCCAGCGGCATCTTCAATGCTTCGATTACCGAAGCTGCTGAAGCAATGCCTGGTAGCTCGGAGGCTGAGTCATCGTCTGGATCGTTTGGCCACTTTGGGAGAGCTTGGAGAAAAAATCCCGTAGCTTGTTCGCCTCCACCTGTGCCTGAATGATGTTCCACATTCTCATGGAACTCACGTTGTTCTGTACCCACTCGGTAGTGATATCCGTTTTCTTTCCGCGTGGATTCAAGATGATCTTGACCAACTCAGCCATCACCTTAAACCCTCCCGTCCCCAACTCGAGCACGGCTTTTACTTTTTCTTCCACCGTGTTCCCCATCGTCTTCTGGGCAAGGGCATTGATCTCTCCCATGTGCTCCTGTAATTGGTGCTTGAAGATTTCATAGAACTCCTCTTCGACTGTCTGTGGGAGTTCCCGGATGGTAAACGAACGTGTGACGAACACGTCGTCTTTTTCTGGATCTTCTATCTCGAGTTCAACACTGAAAGTGGCGTACTTCTGCTTGACCAACTGCTCAATTTGTTCCGGGGTCGGTGGCTTCTGCTCTTCTTGCCACTTATCGAAGAGTTTCTGTACCCCTTCTTGGACCTGTTGATCCATCTTCTGTTCCAGATCAGCCAGGTCTTTGGCTTTCCAAACCAGATGCAGTTCTTTAAAATGGAGTTCCGTCTCCTCTCGGATTTCTTTTCTGATCCGTGCTTTGTACTCGGCTAATGTTTCTTGTACATCTTCCGTAGTCGCTCCCGTAACTGCAGGCGTAACCTCAGTTGTACTCATTCCTTTTCTCCTATCCTCTATAAGTCTGCGTTCCGATAAAGCAAAAAAGGGTAGATCTAGACGAACTCTCGTCCGCTAAATCTACCCCTCCCCTTCAGTCCTACTTCCCCAGAAAACTAGATCTGAGGCGTCTCCTGATACCGCGGATAGTACATTCTGTAGCTAACCACCGTCTCACCGTCCAACGGATCGTCAAACGCCAGTGCGTTATACTGAGCGTCCAACTCGTAACCACCAAGGTCCGTGGTTCCGATATTCTCAATCGCCCACGATCCGGCCACATCCCTCGGCTGCCCGATGGACAAGTGCGGATAGTAAGCACCAAGAACCGCGCCGTCGATGGAACTCATCAGGAACAGTGCCGTCCATTCCGAAATGTAAGTTCCACCTTCTCTGGAAGTCCATCCACTTATCTTTTGCACCTTGGAAGCTGTCGTCCCCGGTCCGTATGGTGTCGGATTCCCCGATCCACCTCCAACGAATGGATAACTCAGAGTACAAACGTTACCATTGATTCCCGTCACCAACGCAACGTAATCCGAGTTCTTCCGGATGTAGTCCACGTCCGTGACCGCATTCAAGAACACCGGCACTCCGGAATCCCCCACCAAGCCGGCTGGTGAATTGATATCGAAGTCGATGTCCGCAACAATCCAGTTGTTTACTCCGATCTGCGCCGTGGAAGGAGCCGCCGACAGAGTAAGCGTTGCCGCTGTTCCCTGCCCACCAACTCCATACGGAGCCACTCCCGGATTATACGAAGTGATTCCAACCGTTGGAGCTCCAGACGCCGACAACGGCCCGGCAGTTCCACCAGACATTCCAGAAGCACCCAACAAATTGATTACGTTCGACCCGGCCGCAAACTTGTACTGGAGGCGCCCGTACTCGCGGAACTTGAACTCAATCGACTCACCCACCTGCCCTCTGTACTGCGCCCGTACTGCACCGCGATAACCGGAACGGACCATTCCGATTTTTGATTCCGACGTCATTTTGAAATCTTTGATCCATCCGAGATCTGAAAACCCGGTTTCAGGATCTGTGGACGTTGACGGCGACAGAAAGTTCCAGGGAAACTGATCCGCGAATGGACCAGCCTGCAAATTCAGAATCGTGGGCCCCTGTACCGTAGAAGCCACTGCCGATCCCAAAGCTGCATTGTACGGAGCCGCAAATGCGCGCCAGCCCGCGCCTACAACTAATTTACCTTTTCTAAATGGCTGGACTAGTGAACGTGGAAGTGCCATAGATTTCTTTTTCCTCTCCCGCTCCACCAAGCTCTACGCTTGTGGAACACGCTGACTGTTCCCTACGAACAGTGGGTTCGGTTGATTCCGGCGCTATGCCAGAATTTCGTCCGACATATCCCAGATCCTCACCATTGCAGATAACTCAACCGCACCAGCGTCCTCCGCCTGCATTTCTTTTGCCACCGGTGGCGTCCAAGTTATGTACTCGATAGGATTCTTCGACACCCCTGTCCAAACTCCATTCACCAACGAGAACGATAACTTCTCGGTAAAGTTTGGAAACACTGCCTGCCGGAGTGCCTCTTTCATCCCCCACAATGTTCTAAATCTGGTCCCTCTATTTTCAGCGCGTTCCCCTTGAGTTAGCTCATCCCCGATTACTATTGCCTTCCACATTACGTTGTGAAATATCATCGGCATCGCCGCCGAATACCCCTGCCGACCGATTGGATTATCCTGCATCGTCAACAGATAGAATACGTTCTCAACTACATTGTTAGGCGGCCAATCCAACGCCATTACTAAACCTTTGGCCTTATAAGTTCCGATCGCCGTGGAACCGTCCGGCAACTTCGTAACCGCGCTCTGCAACCTACTTCGCACGTACCAGTAATACGAATCAATCGAATCGATCAAACTCGCATCTGGAACAACTTCTACCGGCACTAGACTTCTCTCCCCGCGTACTGTTTCCTAAGTACCATGTACCGTTCTGGACCTAACGCCAGAATCAACTTCTCCTCCGCTTCCACAGATGGAGGCTTCATCAACAGTCCATAGTACAACCAACCGTACCACCAACCTTCATCCATCTCCATTCCCAGAAACGAAGTACACTGTAACGTAATCGTAACTCCATACAAATCCTTGGCAAACATCTTCGTTCCGGACAAATCCGCATCCTTGAAACTCGCTCGATGTAGATTCGCATCGGTAAAGTCCGCACCATGCAGACTAGCCGACTCGAACGTAGCATATTTCAAGTTGGCACTGCGGAAGTTTGCAAATGGAAGTCGCGCCCCTCTGAAGTCTGCCGATCTGAGTTCCATTCCAGAAAAGTCCGCATCCGGAAGTGTCATCCCTCTAAACGACAACCGACCGGAACCGTTCCCCTTCTCTATCACCTTCGATATTTCTTCCGCAGTCCTTGTATTCATTCTTCATCCCCTGTTAAAGCCAAAGCCCCAAACCCACTTCCTTCCGTATCCAGAATTCCATCCGACGGCTTCACCGCTACTACTTCCGCCGCTAGAATTCCCCGATCCTTTGGTGCGTGCTCTGAAAGAATTTGAGCTATAAGCTTGGCCGCGTTATATGCTCGCTTCTCCAACTCAACCGTCATTGCTCTTGCATTCGGTTGATCGAAGCTCATCTTACTCAACTCGTACTGTAACGCCGACCACATTTCATCCTCGTTCACCCTTATCCAACCAAACGGAGCCTGACTGGATAACCAAACCTGTTCCCCTTTGGGATTCGTTCCTATGACCGTTCTAGGCCCGGGTTTAGTCTGCCTCAGGTTCCCCCATTCCCAAACTTCCGCGTATGCAGCCGCCTCTCCGACTACCATCACACCAGAGAAGATTTCCATATCATGCTCTTCAAACTCAAGCATGAACTCATCCAGCTTGTCGAAGAGAGCTACCGGTACCAGATCAGGTAACATCTAGGCCAGAATCTGGTAAATACCGACCAACTTGTTGTAGGTCGTGGAATCCGCACCCGTCGTGATTGGTCCACCAGAAGGAGCTGACAGATTGCTTGGAACCTGCGTTCCTTCCAACACGTAAGCAAGAATTTCCTTGATCTCCTGCAACTTGGTCACGCACAGAGCCAACGATCCACCAAGGTCCATAATCGGCCCAGCCGCGGCAATGGCAGCAGCTTTTGCGGTTGCACTGTAAGTAGCCGAAGCCGCAGCCTGAGCATCCGTAATGAGGGCTGAGCTGTTGGCTACCATGCAGTAACGCATCTGCTCCTGAATTTCGAGCATCTGCATTCCATCGTTGAACAACATTGCTTTCGAGAAATTACGCATGTGTTTTTCTCCTCTGAATTTTAATTACTTTCGTCCGCCCCTAAAACCCAACGTGTGGTTGCCGATGCGTAACATGCTGTACCGGCTCCAACTGGTCAAGTGGAATTGTTTTCTTGACCATACGACCGTCCCGCTCCGGCATACTCACCACCGCTGTATGCTCGTCCGCAAACGCAGTAATCTGACCAACTCGCACCTCTTTGGTCAACGGCCCTGTACGATTGGTCTTAGTTTTCACCATAACCTGATCCTGAATTCTGAACATTGTTATCTCCTAAGTAGCTACCGGTTCATCGTCTGGCATGTCCGCCAACTTCTGTTCGAACGCGTTACCGATTACTTTATAACTCACTGTTCTACCCGAAACTTCACGATGGGTAATCGGTCCGATATTGAATAACCTTCCGTTGTAGATTAAACCCAACGCAGTACCTTTTCCATCCCTATTCCTGAATACCGCATAAGGATCAGTTACTTCTACACCGGATTTCTTCAGCATCAACTGAAGCTGCTCGTCCACCCACGATCTCGAAATCGTGAACACTCTCGATCCAAAGTTCAACTGTACTCCCGCCTGTGCGGCCATAGCCAGATTGTGCATCGAAATATCCTGCACGTTCGGCGGAGGCTGTATCAGATAATCTGTGTACCCAACCTGTGCATCTGCGGTATCTGCTGGAGCGTAACCCGGTACTCCCACTTCTAAAGCATCCCCTGAGTCCGGAAAATTTTTCACTCGCAAGTAAACTTTCAGTCCGGACCGAACGAACCTCTGATGGTTGTCAAAGAGAAACTGTACTCCCGCACCAAACGGTGGTGATCCTGATCCCATATCAATACGCAATCACGGTACAGAAAGCTGACAACCAGCGCTCCACTGTCTCGTCGATATCTTTCGGTCCAAGAGAGAAATTCACCATCCCCTGCCCCTGAATCGACCGCAACGCTGTCGTTCCTCCCCCACGTGCCAGAAAATTTCTACAGATCGCTGCCGTAGCATCCTTGATAGCTGGCGGCATATTCAGTGGATTGTAACCACTGTTGTAGTACACCGTAATTTCGTTGTACGCACTAAGATAAAGTCCGGCCGGAATCCAGATCTCACCCGACTGCGACTCCATATCCCAGTCTATAGCCGATGCGTCAATAGGAATGAACCCCGGAGGCCCACCAAAAAACGCAGCTATCATCAGAGGATTGATTCCGTACGCCAGATCTGGCAACGTCATAAACCCTGATCTGCGCGTGTACGAATATCTTCCCGATGCTCCGATGATGCTGGAAAGTGCCCCGTTGGATTGTACCACCGTGTTCGGTTGCACTCCAGTATAGAACCAGTTTGTATTCTGAAGCGGTTGGCCTTGTGGATTTCTTAATGGAGCGTTCGCCGAAGCCATCAGGTTATTCACCACGGAAGCTGGCAACGCCACCATGGGCTTGAACGAAACTTTGGTAAGGTTCCTTCCCGGAGCCTGCATCAACAATCTCTCGGCATAGGTCGTGTACACCAACGACCCCATTCCGTTTCCATCCGTTCTTCCGCAGTGCTGATCTACAAGACTTGAAGCAGCGTCCACTAGCGCCAGTATATTGGGCTGGTCATCCGCTTCCGGTAGCCCAAACAAGGGTAATTCCTGCGCCGAAATAAATCGGGGCCGGAAGTACCCTCGCTTGGGAGGCGTTAGCGTGCTAGTGGACATCTGCTCCTTTACTTACTACACTCATGTCACATACACTACGTGGCTATTAAGCTACGTAGAGCAAATGGGAATGCGCGTATGAGGCCCCCTTCACCACCACCGCACCAAACTTGCAAACCACAAACTGACTTGCAAGGTTGGCCAGCAACCCGAGCTGGAATACTCGAGGTACCGGTGACGTCAGCCAGTGGTACTCAACGAATTCCTCAGACAGGATGAAGTACTCATACTGAGTCTTTCCTGCCGGAGCTACCAGATTCGGAAGCGAAGCATCCGGAACCAGCGGCAGAAGTCCTGCTTGCGTCGGAATCGCTTTCACGATCACTCCGGGCAGGATTTCTGTTTCGTTGTAGTACAACTGCAGCGACTTGGCTTCCTGATCGATCTGATCCAGGCCCAACGGATTCCCATACAACGCCGAAGGCTTGACTTCGAAATCCGTTCTCGAAACCATGCCAGCCACCTGCGTCTTGATTCCGTCCACCAAGTGCGTTGAGGTCAATACTGCGTTCTGGGTGAAACCAGCGATCGGCGCCGTACCGATGAAGGTTGCCCGAACGATCTGACCCGAGATGCCGAAGTACTGATTGGTCGTCGGCACCACCAGATTCGTATCCGTCCCGACCCACAGTGCCAGATCGTGCGTCTTCAGCACTGAATCAACCGTGTCGGTAAGATCCTTGGCTTCCAGATATGCGAACTGACCCTGCTGCTGAGTCACTTCCACATCGAAGATCGAGTAGTTCAGCTGACCAACAATTGCTTTCAGCGTAACTACTTGCTCCACCCTGTTGGGCTGTGAAGCCGTCGGCGAAATCACCCGAGGATCAGTGAATCCCGCAGTCGGAATCGACAGCTGTTCAAAGTAGCGTGAAGGTTGTCCGGTGGCCGGAGTCTGATTGATGCGCTGACCGAGAATGAACCGACGCCGCACCAAGTCAAGAATTTCGGCTTGGTACCGGTTGATCTCGATAGCGCCTGGCCCCATGAAGTCAGCAGCCGCCGCGACGGTGCCGACAAAAAATCCAGGTCTAACTTGTCCCATTGCCTTGTCTCCTATTCTTTTGATTCGACGCTATCACCGTCGTCCTTCTCAGCTGATGTAGCCGCGATCAATTTCCCCCGATTCCAGCAGACCCTTCTGAGTCAACACGTTTTTCATTCCAGCCCGTTGATCCGGTTCCAGAATGAGTCCCTGTCCTTCGCAAGCTTTGAACACAGCATCCATTGCTTCGATGCTGAGCTTCTGTCCGCTGGCTTGCAACTGGAAGGGATCCACTCCACCTTTGGCCAGAAGATTCCTGACCTCGACGGGAATGGCCGACCGACGATTGACATCGTTGGCCGCGCGCTCCACCTGTGCTTCCATCTTCCGCACCAACAGCCTCATCTTCTTGTTCTCGGCTGCGGTCTCGGCGGCTGCCCTCAGTGCTTGAGCCGCAATCTTGCGAGACTTGACCACTGAAGCAGCCAACGTGTTGATGCGAACCGCGGCAGCTTCCAGTGAGGACGAATGGATACCCGGGAAAGGTTTCTTCCCAGACGACTTCAACCTTCCCTTGGCAATGTTTCCAGGCACTTTCGCCCCCTGTTTCGGTGGTTTGGTCACCGTTGTCTTCTTGCCTTTGTTCTTGTCGCCTTCCTCCTCGTTGACTTCACCAGGCTCTTCCTCAGCCGGCTCCTCTTCGAGGTCTTCGATTTCCGCGTCGACGTCGTCTTCGTACTCCTCTTCCTCTTCCTTTTCCTTGTCATCGGCACCGGCTTCGATCTCGTCTTCGTCCGCACCGGCTTCGATTCCCTCTTCCTCGTCTTCCTCTGTGGTCTGACCGGCAGCGTTAATCACGTAGAGCCCATGCAGCTCTTCCGTTCTCTCCGACACCTCAGCCACTTGCTCACCCATCGCCTTGAGTTCTCCACGAAATTCCCCAAGGGCTTCCTGCACTGCCGACTTAACGGCACCACCGATTGCCTCTCGCAGCAGAGCAGCGTTCGTCCCACCACCCTCCGCACCAGCGGCAACCGACTTTACTTTCTTTTCCTTTTCCATTGCGCTCCTCTTTCTGTCGGCCGCCGCTTCCGCAGCTAAGGCCGTCTGGTAGTACGCAGCCGCGCTCTTCTTCAAGATCGTGGCTCCCGTAAACTCAAAATCCAGAAGATGCCAAACGCTTTCGTGCTCATCCCTTACATATACGTCTGCCAGTTCCATGGACATTCCCAGATCCTTGCGACCCTTTAGATCGTCCACGGCTTCTGGAAAATCTTTCTTATAGATGATGCCTTCCACACAAACTTTGTCACCATCTATCCATGCCTTCGTGATCACGCCTACCTTGTGTCTGGTAGCATGACCGTCAAGATCGCCGGCGTCATAGTTGACCGCCATTCCAACCAAACCGCGTAATTTCTTTTTGGCCACTTCCGTGGACATCTGAATTCTGTGTCCCTGTGAACCATGCGGTGGCTTCGTCGAAGGACTATTCAGAATTAACAGTACACCACTGAACGGCATCTTGTTCGGATGCTCGTTGTCGTTCGCAGCCACACTCCTGAACGTAACTACCGAACCAGCTTCGATTACATAAAGCTTGGCTGCAGCGCAGGCTAACCGATTGCCCACACCACATTTCCGCAGAAGCTTCCCGACTTGT